ATGATCATCATTAAAATACCTATGATATCTTGCTTCATGGAGATGATTCCCATTAACCAATCCAGCTTTAATTAATCTTGTTAAATTATCTCCTAAAGCTTTTACATGTGAATCATTATAATATCCATGTCTTTTCGCTAAACGTATATGATGATCCATATCATGGGCAGCTTTAATATGATTATGTAATGAATCAGATAATGCTTTCTTATGATCATCATTCAAATACCCATTCTCATGAGCATGACCCAAATCATAATCAGTATGGACACCACTCTTGATAGCACCCATTAAATCATCTGCATGGGTTTTCTTTTCTTCATCAGTCATCTTTCTACGTAATGTCATCCCTTCGTCATCATAATCACCATCATATACATCACCATCTAAACTATACTGAGAATGCTTTAATGGAAAATTCTCTTCTGCCCAGTTCTCAACACTCTTATGAAAAGACTCAAATGCATCATCTGCACCATACCGTTTTGGTGCCGCTCTCCAAACAGAATGCCCTTCCCTAGAATGAAATGGATTTAATGATACCCGCCCAACCGCTGTCTTGGGATTATCATGATCTGTCTCATCCTTCCTTACTAAATATGCTACTCCACCACCTTTCTCAACATCTGCATCTAAATGATTTGCTGCATGACTATAATTACCAAATCTGGCACAACTTCTCCATGGCTTCTTATCTGATGACTTTCCCTGTATTGCATATGGATGTCTGGAAATTAATATGTGATATTTCTCTGGATCAATTCCTCCCACAGACCATCTTGGTGAATCTTTATCAGAATAATCTTCTATACCCTTTTCATCTTCCTTTGAACCTCCCTTAGCCTTAGCCTTGGAATATTCTGATAATAAATCTGGATTACTCTTAATCGCCTGTGACATTTTTAATAACCGACCATCAGGATGTCTTGCTGTGTGTGGATCTACTACAGTAAAATTTCCTTCTGAATACCCAGCATCCTTGCCTAATGAATACTTAACAGGATTCTCAGCAAAATGCTTCTTGATCTTTAATTGTAATGGCGACTCAAGAGGAATATATGTATGATCCTGCCCAGAGGGAATTACATGAGAAGAAATTTCCCTACCCCGATGCCGTGCTAATCCTTTTGAATCAACCGTCTCCATCTCTGAATCTGTTAATGATTCAAATATTACAACATTTATGTATTGCTTAAATTTTAACATCTTCTATCTCGTTCTTTTGTTCTAAATATTGTCTTGCTTTGCTCCGTTGCATTTCATCTCCATTATTACTTATATGCTCCAAATGCTCTTTCTTCCCATATGGACCGGCACCCAATATTCGCTCATATACCTTGTGCCTGTTCTTTTCATCTACTGCATGTATATGATTGTCTAGAATATGTGTGGCCAATCCAGTTGTTAACTTACCAGACCCAATTATATTATTTGCATGACTGGAATCTCCCAACATAATTTTCTTATGATGGATATCCTCTAAATTGGGATTGTGCTTCAGCAAATAATGAAAATTCGGATCTTCTAAATACCTCTCAATCTCATATCTGTCAGGTGTAATGGCCGGTCCTAACTTCTTCTTGGCATATTCCGGTAAATACATCTTGTTATCAATCAAATTCTTTATAACAGTATCATTCTTAGAATGACTTAATGCATTTATTGCCGTTGGTGATATGTTAGAAAAAATTAATCCAATAGAACCAGATATATGCTCCTTATCTGAATCAGATCCAGATACTGCCAATTTGTTAATAAACTCTTGAGGCTTGTCCTTGTATATCATATTTTGCCTATTATCTCCCAAATTCTTGTCCCATATCTTCTTCAAATGTTCATGACTCAAATCTTTGTCTAATAAATGATTATTAGTATCAAAATTATCCTTGTCAATTATATCATCAAAATGTTCAGTCTTCTCCTTATATTCATCATCGTAAAATTTTGTCTTGGCAATCTTATTTAATAAAGTTGAATCAGCCTTCTTAATTATCCCAGATAATAATCCATGATCAGCCTTCCGTGCCTCAATTTTATTAATCAATGATTCCATCACTTCACTATTCCCAACCCCTACTAATCTCTCATTAATATGTGGCGATACATGAGGATTCTTACCTAACTCTTCATAATACCCACGTCTGAAATATTCTTCATGCTTCCCAGGATCTTTATTAATTGACGCAAAATGCTTCTGTATCCCCTCTTTATTTGACCCCATTAACCTATCCCGTATCGATGGTACTAATGACTCATTTCCTGCCAATAACCCATGATTCCTCTCGTCCCTATAATATTCCTCTTGCTTATCCGGATCTGTCGTTACCATAGCATGTAATAAATCTTTATCAGATTCACCCGCCTCATGCTTGTAATAATCCTTTAATCCACGTACATCACCTTCCCGTAACATCCTGTCCATTACCTTATTATGATGCTGCTCCCCATCTTCCTTACTTATTGGTTCAGCCCTCCAAACATGATGTACCTCACCATTCCTAATATGTAATCGAGGTCTTTTCCCTACCCTAAATGTCATTCCCCGTGGTAATACCGTCTCATACTCTCCACCCATATCTGTAATAGGCTCTAAATACATCCCCTCATGATTTTCTGGGAGATGTATCTCTAATATGTGCTTGTTCCCATCAGATCCCCGCCCACAAAATCCTGTCGCTATCCCAATGTGATGACTTGTCGATGTGTACCCTGGATTGTGTACTATCCCCCTCTTCAACATCCCTGTCAAATTCCTGTGTATCTTTGACCCCAACCCAGTGTATAATATATTATGTTCTCCAACCTTACCCTTGCTTATCCCAGAATCTAATGCGGTTATCCTGCCGCCTCCCATTTCTCCTCCACTCTTATGCACCCTATGTAATTCCCGATTTATGTCAGAACTGTCCATAGTATATCCCTGTAAGGCATTCTTCTCGGAATCATCTAAATTATAATGACCCTCTTCCTCCGTCTTATCAGAATGTACCCTCATATTATATCGACCCAATCTTAACTTGTCATGATCACTTATATTATCAGTAGAGTCTTTATCAGTCAGACCTTTCCACAACAATCCTTTACCCTTCGCCTTAGAATGAGATATAAATATACTTTCATTTACCGCTCCGCTACCACCACTACGCTTCATTATCCCCAATTCTATTACAGGTATAGAAAATCTATCCCGCTTTTTATATGTGTCCTGTAAGTATTTTTTGAATCTTTTCATATGCCTGCTGTAAATTAAAACTTTAATACTAATATTTATACCTCTCAAATTTTCATTATTGTTTCATTTCATGTTTCATTTCATGTTTCAATAATGTTTCACTAGCGACTGCGTTATGTTCCACGTGAAACATAAACACTGTTTATTTAAACAGTATTTCCAATTTTGTCGGAATTTTCGTCGTATTTTGGTTTTCAGACTTAATGAAATGTAGCGTAGCGAAATGTAGCGTAGCGAAATGAAATGGTATGATATGAAATAGAATGGAATGAAATCAGATATTTCTAGTCATTGTTAATATTATGGAATATTTGTTGAATTTTTTAAGAAAGTCTAAGTAAACATATTCATAAAAATAAATGGGGTCAGACCTGATTTAATATAAAGAATGTTCCACGTGGAACAATTAAGTTTAGTTAATATAATAATGGGGTCAGAGTCGATGCACCATTATAGTGCAATATAAACAATATTTATTATTCTATTATAAATATTAGTATTGTATAGAGGAGAATGGATATGTTAAGATTTAGGCAGTATATAATGGAGTATTTTACCAAGGGGTATGATGGTAAGATACGGGGAAAGGTAATAGACATGATATTGGCGAGGGGGGACAGGGTAAACAATGCTAATTTAGTTAAGGATAGTTTAGGTGGAGAGGTTAGGTTAGGGATGGGACATATTGACAAGATAATAGGGGATGGGAGTAATTTAGTTGGGCATGACCGGTTGGTGGAGAAGAATAATTTGGGACAGGTGAAGTTGAAACGTAGACATATAGAGGGATTGATAAGTAATGGTGATAGTTATTTAGCGCATGAGAGGTTGGTAGATGGGCATAATATTGGGAGGGTTAGGTTGAGAGATAGTGATTTAGATAGTATAATTGGTCATCGGGATAGTGAGGGGGCGCATATAAAGGTATTGAATGGGATGGTGAGGGGTAAAATTGGGATGGATGGGGATAAGATTGGGAAGATGGTTGGGCATGGTAATGATGGGTTTAATGCTGTTTTGGTTGGTCATCATAATAGGGGTGGGATAGATGGTGGTCGGTGGGTTGGGGATATTATTGATAGTGGGGGGAAGAAAGGTATGGGGGAGGTTATGAATGGGGTTAGGATGGGTAAGATTAAATTGGGTGATGAAGAGATGGGTAAGGTTAAGAAAAGATTAGGGGGTAAAACTCTGGGAGATATAGGTTGATTATTTGTATTATTTGTATTGTGATTTAGTATTATTGTCATTAATGATAATGAATATTTGTATTATTTGTATTGATATGTATGATTGAAATATTGTATCAATATCAATGTGTTATAGGAATAATTGAATTTAATGAGTCTTTATTTGTATTAACTGGTAGTAGGGTAGCTGGTATCTTATTTTTGTATTATTTGGGAGTGTAAAGTATTGAATTATATGGGGATTATTTGTGGATAATTGAAAATAAATGAAATGTGAGAGTTATTGTCTGTTAGTGTGAACAGACCGGACAATGTGTTAATTCGTATATATTATGTGACACACCTTTACATGATGGTAATAATGCATATACCTCGTAATGGGTGCCACATAATATAATCTTAAATGTCTTGTAAGGTATTATAACATTGTTTATCGTGTGATAATAACTTAATATGTGTTGGTATATCACATCAATTTGACTTCCTTTGGAGTTAATAATAACTTGCTCTTGTCTGGAAATTCAAATTCTTCATTGGGCATCTTTGTAAGTGGGACACCTTTTTCTTGAATAATCCAATAAAGGGTTTCACCATAAGAGAATGTTTTTGTTAATTTTGACAGAACGGTTTCAGCTTTAGACATTTCAATCCTCCAGTAGAGTTTTGATTGTTACCTTATTATCTTCTAATAGGATAACGCTATAATCTGGGAACATATAATAGTTTGGCAGATCGATTGGTTTACCACCTTCAGATTCTATTAGTTGAAGGACATTTGGGTGGGATTCAGATTTTTTTAATATTTTTTCAGCTTTAGACATTGTAACCTCATTTGGAGTTATTTTTTATTCCATCCTTATTAAGTTTATCCACATCTTGATTAGAGCCTTGATGAAGAGGTTTTACATTAAGTAATTTTGCAACACGACGGATTTCTTCTAAATCTCTTTCTTTATCTTCTTTTGTTGGGATATATTTATTCATCTTTATACTCTATTAATTTAACATCTGCTCCATAAAACCCGGAGAAATGCATTACTTCTTTTAGTTCTTCTAGAAGTTCATTACATCCGGTGGATTCATTATTATTTATGGCTTCCCACCATTCATCATAACCTTCATCTATTGTAATTTGGAAAGTATATTTTTTCATCTATTCCATCTTTCTAGTGCGTCTATGAAATTTAGTTTTGAAACTGTTTGATATGAGTATTTATCAACTGTTGCATTTACACCTAATCTAATTGCACACCAATAGATTAGTGGTTTAGGTAGTTTCCATGCAAGCCACATCCAAAAGTTTTCCATTTGGAAACAGTTTGATTGTGAATGGCAGATATATTCATTCATATCTATTTGATCTTTTATACCGTTTAATATAAGTGCTGTTTTAGATACTTCTCTCATACTTTTCCATGACCTTTGATAATTGGTTATTGACTCTAATGAACGTTGCACATTTTGGTAGATTTTTTAATTGCTTTGCACCAATATACGTACAGGTTGATCTAATACCACCTAAGATTTCTTTAATAGTATTTTCAATTGGTCCTTTGTATGGTATCAGGACTTCTCTACCTTCAGAAGCACGATAATCATTAAATCCGCCAAAATAGTTTTCTTGGGCTTTCTTTGATGAAGAACCAAAGAATTCTACAAATTGATGTAGTTCATATACCGAATCATCTTCTGAATCAATATATTCTTTCTTTTTATATTTATTTATAATTTCTTGATCACCTTCTCTATGACCAGCTAACATGGTTCCCAATTGAACGAAATCTGCACCAGCACAAAATGCTTTAGAAATGTCTCCGATGCAAGTACAACCACCATCAGAAATTATATTAGCATTTAATGCGTGAGCATAATTAGATGTCTCAATAACTGATGATAATTGTGGAAAACCAACTCCGGTTTGAACTCTGGTTTTACAAACGCTATTGTGGACCACCGAATTATTCACAATAAAACTACTTGTTTCACAATCAACCTGAATATCATAAGTTGCTATTTCAATTTCTTCTTCAGTTATATCCGAGAAAACTCTGTTCATTTGATAATATGTATCATTTTGTTTTGTTGATACAGATCTGCATGTATATAATTGTGAAAAGTTATGATTTTCCAAAAGTTGTTCACCAGCAAATCCACAAGGCGGTGGAACCGCAACTGATGGAAAATACCCATTAACTTGATGGAATATAATCATAAACTTTTCAATTAAATCTGATGATGTATTTGAAAATCCAACTCTACTATCTTTTGCATAATGTCCATCACTATCTAACATTCCATCATATATCCCTTTCATATAATCTGCATCATCAATTAAATATTTGTCTGGCAGCGTTTTCTTTTTTTCTCCACAATAAAATTGAAGAAAAAATCTACTGATGATATTTGATTGACATTTAACCTTCGTCATATTTTCTTCGTGTAATATTTTTCCATTTGCACCAAAAACAAGTTTTAAATAATCTGTTACTTTTTGAGCATATTCAACTTCATTTTTACCAAAATACCAAAATAAACTACCGCAAGTATTATTAGTAATTTTATCTCCACGCTTACATTTAAATTTTGTACATCTTGAGAATCCGTCTCCTAAAAATGTTCCAATCAAGTATCCAAGTTCATATGATTGTGTTATGGTGTCAGGAATTTCACATTGTCCATCAAACCCCCTATTAGAAAGTTTAAATTGAGTCATGTCAATTTCAATCGTTTTTGGCATTTCAAAATTAATTTTTCTAGGCACACACAACACTTTAAAGTTTAAATTATCAGACAAATCTGACCATTTAAACTTAGATCCACCATTCTTTAGTGGTCGTTCTAATATAACTTCACAATTACCATCAAGAAAAATATTGGGTGTAGAAGAATAATCTCCAACCCAATGTAAATGATCATTTGTTACTAATGTGTCCAAGTAAAACAAATTGTTTCTATACTTCTTTACCTTTTTAAATCCAGAAAATTGTACACCAATTACTTCTACTGGATTTCCATGCATGTTGATAACTTTATCATGAATTTTGATGTCCTTTATATTTTTATATGTTCCGTTGGACAACAACACTTTAGAATCTCCAGCCAAACATCCATTCCCTACGCCGATTTTTACTACATCAACACCAGATAAAATTAATGCTTCTGTCATTTCTTTTGTTACAACATTTCCTGCCATGATACATATATCAGGCATTCCGTCTCGTACTTTTTTAATGAAATCAATAAATTTTTCTGAATATCCATTAGCAACATCAATCATAAGATATTTGAGATTATAGAAATCAATAAGTTCTTTTGCTTTCTTAATATCTGAATCTGTAATCCCAATACACATAATAGCATAATCAGGATCAATCTCATTTCGAACCCAATCAGAAATGGTATAATGTTTGGATATGGCTGTTAATATCTTAAATTGTGCTAATGCATTATGAATATTAAATGTTCCAACACCAATCATATTAGATGCGATGATTGGAATACCAATAAATTCGTGTTTGGCATATGGAAATTTAATGGTTCTTTCCAATGAAACATCTGCTCTTGATTCTAATTTAGATCGCTTTGGTAAAATTAATACATCCGAAAAATCTAATTTGATGTCGTTATCTAAAAACATTATTTTACTCCAATACTCTCCAAGTTTCAATTTTACATACATTCACATTTTCTTCTATTGCCATATCACCATCTTCTAATACGGCTTTAATATCATATTCACAATGACGAGTTCCATCATCAATATTAACTCGTACTTTATGATTCGGTTCTAATACATATCCAGAAAGAATGTTTTCTTGCCAATCTTCTTCTGATACATTTGAAGCATAAAGTCCAACAACATTTCTTGATGTGTAATTAATGATCCAAACCTTACGATTTTCTGCTAATACATTAAATGTAATAACCATTAGAATCAAAACAAATAACACTTTCACTTTAATCTCCTAAAATAGATTGACTAATGTAACTGCAACCACAAATACTGTTACAAAAAATAATAAAAAAACAATCGCATATCTATACATTATTTAACCCCAGACAACTCAATAATATTATCTATTACACCCGATAATATCAACACCCCTAATGCAAACAATAATATTGCAATAATAAATTTATACACGTTTATTCCAAACCAAGATATAATGCCTTGAGATCTGCTACAATACCACTAGAAACATCTAAATAATCATACCAGTCATCTTCCACTAATCTTAAGTTCACTGATTTTATTATTGTTAGATTATTATATCCATCATCCATTCCATTAACAACAACCGTCATATTATCTGGATATTTGTTCAACTCTTCAATCAATTCTTTTACATTCATTTCACTTCTCCAATATGTTTATCACAAATTTCTCTAACAGTATCTTTATATCCATCACCACAAGCATATTTTGGCTTTATATCATACTCCCCATCTATATCAATCCAACAATCCTGTGTTTCTAACCAATCTAATCGCTTCTTATCTTTCATCAATTCATTAAATAAATATTCGGAAATTTCAATAGTTTTCATTTTAATAACCTACTAAATTGGTCGGGATGGTAGGAATCGAACCTAACGACCTCATGCTCCCAAAACATGCGCTCTACCAAGCTGAGCTACACCCCGATTTATCTTTCTCTCGCAATTCCTTTTCTCTCTCATATGCCGCAATATAAGATTTTACTGTGTCAACACTTACCCAATTTGCTTCTGATAAATGTCTTACCTGTATCAAATATTTATCATTGTCTAATCTTATCTTGCGAACTTCCATCATATTTCCTCAAAATTGGAGCAGAAAAGTAGGACTTGAACCTACACCCCCGGTATGGAACACCAGGATGCTACATTACACCATTTCTGCATTGTGTTCTATTGTACACCAGTCTTCGTAAATTGTCAAGACATCATTTAAAATGTCTTTAGTTAAAATTTCTGTGTTACCACGCTTTAATAATGGCTCACCCGTGTATTTATGTTCTCTATATTCTTTTAATATAAATTGCTCAAAATCATAGGCTTCTTTGCCATTGTCAAAAAATATTTCTTTCAGGACAATTATGTTTTTAAAATGTTTACCAAATCTCTCTTTAACTGTTAAATTTGTTATTCCAATTTTGTATGCATCTGTATTTATAAATTTAACATAATAAACTATTGCAGGTTTGGTTGGATCGAAACCCGTTCTAGCACAACATGGACAACCAGAATCCTTATTTAAAACATCATTAGATTTTGTAAACCATTGGTGCCCACAATCCAAACATTCAAATTCACATTTTGTTCTAGCATTTACATATTCGCTGATTAATCTGACAGATTTGCCACTTTCAATTAATCTATTATTAATTTCTTCAAATGTTAATGGTAATAATTTAGCGCATTTTGGACAACCAGAGCAATTATGTAATACATTATCTGGTCTAGCAGAAAATACAAAATCACATTCTAAACACAAAAATTCAGTATCATGTTTATTATTTTTAAATTCACCAACCAGTCTGATTGATCTACCAGATTCGATCAATCTATCATTAACAATATCTTTTGTCAACCGCACCATATTGGAACACCGTAAACACCCACATTTAAGAAGTAAAACTGATCTAACTGTTGATGTCCAAACATAGTCACAGTCCAAACACAAGAAATCTGTTGGGGTAGAAACATTTGTATATTCTCCAATCAATCTGACTGTACGATTATCATCTTCTAATCTTTTATTGACATCTTCAAATGTTAATTTTTGTGTTCCACCACAACAAGGACAACCTTTCCCACTTAAAACACTATATGGTTGTGCATTCCATTCCCAATCACAAACTAAACACAAAAATTCAGAATGTGTATGTCCATTTACATATTCTCCAACTAATCTAACTGTTCTACCACTTTCTGTTAATCTATTATTAACATCATCTTTATTTAATTTTTTCATTAACCAACAAAAAATCCAACTGGTAACTCGTATTCTGTTTTACACTCATTTTCAATCTGAGCAATTTCTTGTTCTGCTTCCATGCAAATTTGTGGCCCATTCAGAACTAATCCTCCTGGTAACGGCATCGAACTGTATTTTGATAGGTTTGATCCCCATTGCTTCTTTATTAATGCGGTGGCGTATTTGCGTAGCCAATAGTCGCCCCAAATATCTGGAAACGTTTCTGGATTTAATGCTGCATAACATTCTGCAATAACATAAGCTCCAACATACATTTTTTTCTGTAAATTATCGTCAATGTAAAGTTTTTTCTCATGCTCAGTAAACCGGATTCCTTGTTGTCCAACTAATATCATTTGCACATTTCTTAAGTGCTGCATAGCAACTTCATAGTTCATAAGCTGGACAGAAGAAAAGTCCGATAGATTGTTCGCAATAATTTGGAACTGCACATCGAACATATAATCTTGACTTATGAGCGTATCTATCGGAAATATTTTGGTAACAGATTTAACTTCATCTGGGACATCGATATAGCCATTGGAGATATCGAGTTGAGTTAATTGGTGTTTAAGGTATATCATTTTGACTGCATTATAGTGGTGCAGTTGGTAATAGTTTAGGGCGTCATCGAGTCTATCTTCAGTTTGTTCATCGGAGACATTAATGGAGATAAGGGGTTCACCCAGGCGTCTGAGGCAATATTGTTTAAATTCTTCTCTAGAGTTTAGTTTAGCCATTTGGGTTATCCTTATTTGGTTGATTATCAAAAAATTCTTTTAGTTGTTGAAAAAGGTTCTCTGCCTCGGGTAGAGGCAGAGTTAATTTGATATCACCGTACTGACGGTCAAATGCGATATAATTTTTTATTATTACATCCATTATGCTTTATTATTAGGTGATACTAGGGTTTCATTAAGTTTAGGTTCGAGCATTTCTAGGACTGAATTAATATTATTAACTTGTTTTTCCTTATATTCCATACGTTGCATGAGAGCGGTAACGAACCTAAGTTGTGGTTGAGTTAATGATTCTAATACAGTCCAGTCTAGGGGGACACGTTTTACATAAGTTTTCATAGGATTAATCTCCTGGGTTTTGGTTTTGCAGGTAATACTTTTTATTTTTTCTTAGCGGATCGTGTTTATTATTTATACGATTCGCTTTTTTATTTCTTTTGGATTCGATTGGATCTAAGTCTCGGTAGTTTTGTTTCTTTTTCATATTAGTTTAGGTTATAAGCCTCTTTGATTAAGTTAATGGTTAAGTATTTGACCCCCAGATTCTTTTTCATCATATTGACGAAATAGGTTGCTTCAGTTGGGTCCATGGTTTCCAGAACTTGGAGAAAGAGGGTATTTCTTTTCTCTTCTGTTAAGGAATCTGCTGTCGGATTACCTTTTGTGAATAGGTAGAGCCGTTTTAGTTCTGACAAAAGATCTGAGTAACTGATACCTGGAACTGTGTCTGGAATAATATAATTCATTGGAAATTGTGAAAAATAGAATTCGATTTTTGGGTTAAATGAATATTCCAAGAATTCTCTAAAATTCTGTGAGTCATGTTTACGAAGTACGTGTAGTCGTTGTTCTTTATTTGAACATTTATTAAATTCATCAAATACTTCATTTACTCTTGCGGTTTGCATTGAAATTCTCCTACGTCATCTAAAAATGCTACTAATCCTTTAGACATAAAATATCTAAAGATGTTCTTGCCTTTGAATTCTAATTCATCATATCTATCTATAATCCTTTGTTTTACTTCTGATGGGATAAAATTAAAATCTATAAGTTTTTGGTTTCTGTAATAATTTTGTAATGTATCATTATTACAGAATACTTCTGGTGATTCATTGAGCCATTGTTGTAATTTTTCCTCTGTAATTCTTGTTTGTCTTTTACCTGTCATAAATTGGTCATCTGGTGAAAGAAAGGATGGGATGAAATCGCCGCGATCACCTTTAATGATTTTAATTTTAAGATCTTTTACGGGATCATCAGAAGTAACATAGGCAGAGATTTTAGGATCATATTGTTTTACATTTGGGTACTGTTGTAACTGAACGAAATCTCGATCTGCTGAACAAATGATTACTGGTCCGTGTGGTGCGAATCTTGGTACTAGAGTTCCAATAATATCATCTGCTTCTGCTGAATCTACTTCTAATACTTTATATGGAAAGTATTCGTGAAGATCAGCTTTAACTTCATTAAGGGTTTTGTGGATGAAATTCCAATCTAACGGAGACTTTTCTCTTAGATCTTTCCGATGAAACTTATATAGTTTATAAAGATCTTTTCTCCAATATGTTTTTGAATCACATGCAATAACGATATTGTGTTTTCTGAATAAAGAAGTACACTTTTTTAAAGCTGTGAAAGAAATGTGTAATAAATCATTTTGGGTTAATTGGGTTTTATTATACGCATAGAACCGATGAATTTCTGTAATAACAACCTGATTGAAATCAATAAAAATCATTTGTAAATCCTATAATTAGTATGACCACGATTGTTTTTGATTAACATATCAGAAACAATGTGAAAAAGTTCAGAGTCTTCAAAAATTACAATTTCTCCATCTTGATTTATATATGTGTCTTCGACCAATAGATTTTTAATCTTGGCTAAATCGTTTGCTTCCACACATGCTCCACAACCGGATTTAACATATTTCTCCATCATTTAAACACCTTTAATAAGATAATATCTTCATTGATACGACCTGATAATGGGGCATCTTTACTTTTGATTTCTTTAAAGAATTTGTTAGTGTCGGTCTTTTTCATTGTATCAATTGATTTAAGTTGTTCTTCGGGTTTCCTTAATGTTTTTTGTGTTGATAAAACATCATCATAATTCAATATTGTAGTTCCTTTAACAGTCAGAGTAGTATTTATATCTGCCACATAGACACCAAATTTCCTCAGTTTGGTATTATACACCCAAAGTTGTTTGGCTGTCAAGATGTCTAGTGGATTTATTGATTTTAACTTTAACTCATTATCATCCTTTTTATATTTTAGTTTAGAAATTAACTTCGTCAGAGATACTTTCTTTTGTTTTCTTGGTTTTCTGGTGATTTTTGCATTATTAATGATCTTATTACAGTCATCGATAATAGACTGGAGGAACAATTGTAATGTTACAACTTGTTTTTTCGTATAACTTGCGTATGCTTCGTTCAATTGTTCATCAGATTTTTCCAAAACGATGTTAATTTCATTTAAAAATGGTGTAAAGTGGTTAACAACATGTTTTGCATGAAGATTTTTTGCTTCATTTTTTGTTAAAAATTCATAAACATTGAAATTTATGACTTTAGTTTTAATGAATTTATCAATTTCGTCTTCGATTCCAGAGATTAGTGAACTTGATTGTTCATAAATTCGGTCATGAATGTTAAATTCTTGTTTTTTGGCAAATTCTGATACGACTGGTTCTTTTACTGCTTGAACAATTTGATTTATCCTAGTATCGATCCAGATATGATTCTTTTCTGGTAGATTTGCACCATTTTCCAGAATTCTGCATACAAAACCGAGATTTAAGAACATGTTTTCTGGAGCAGTAGAGATTGAATTTACAATTTCCTTGGAATAATCGTGCTTTTTGACGTGATCCAGAGTGAATTTTTTAGAATCTTTTGGTTCCATTTGGTTGGCGTACCAAGACAGAGCGACATTGATTGAAGTGTCTGTATCAAATCTTGGTTCGCCACCTGTAAAGTAGTCATTTACATCTGTTTTTTTCATATGATTTGCTTGAAAATTGAAACTGTGGGATCATTATACCACATTTTGAGCAGATGTCAAGTGATTTCTGGGTTCATTTTTAATAACATTTCTTCATATGTTCTGGTGATTTCGGGGCGGGATACTTCTGTAACTTTAGAAACAATGCCATAATAGCCACATTTAATTAAATTGGTAACATAAACAGATGGATCTAATAAAATTGCTTCAAAATGATCACATTCGGTTATAACCATGTCTTCTGTTTGTTTATATAAAAGAACATGATAATATTGACCAGTATTTCCAGTAATATATTTACCTTTATCTTTGTAATGAAATCCATTGATATTCATATCTTCATCACTTACTGGAACAAACGCCACACCATCGCTGTTATCTTTATTAAATATTTCATTTAAGAATTCTCTGATCATAATTTTCCTTTTAATAAGTGTCCTCTTCGTATTCTACATGAAATCCAATCATTGTAATAATCATTAGGGTTTAATAATACATCAAAATCAAATTGAAATTTGGCTTCAAAATAAGAACATTCAGATTTGGTTGTACAAAACATTAAAATTTCTCGTTTAAAATTATCTTTACCATACATATCTATGTCAGTTTTCAATGACACAGATGATCCATAATATTCTTTCCAATCACTTTCTACCAAATACTTTTTCTTTTTACCTTTAATAGTTTTAGTTTTCTTAAAGACAAAAAGTTTCTTACCAATATACTTTTTGGAAGTTAATATATTAGTAATTAAATAAACGTAACCAATATATCGTGGATCTATATTGGTTACAATTTCGTTGTTATAAAACCACAACTAATCCCATTCCTCTTGATCAAACATATCATAAGTGTCATCAATTTCCTTTTCATTGACATCTTCAATGGGATTTCCACAAAATGGACAAATAAGTTCTTCGTATTCTGGCACTAAATTCTCGTTAAAAGTTAATGTGAATTCAGAATCACAGTTGTTACAAATTGTATTTACTACTTTTTGCATATACTCTCCCTAAAAATATTTATAATTCTTATTATTTATATCTCACATATTCCCGCAACACATGCTAATTCTTTTGCTGATGTAGTATAATCTTCCATTTCATATTGAGAAAGTGATTCCCAATTTAAATCCAAATCTTTATACTTTTCTAATAATGCGTTATATTCCTCTTCTGTACACTCTTGATATGGAGCTTGCTTATAAGAATGATTTGAATGTGGCAAAAAGCTTACTCCAGACAAAATGTCAAAATGCTTATATACCCATGCGCCAACTTCTAACCACTCATGTTCTTTAACATAAATCGTAACTGATGGTTTATGTTCACACCAGTTTAGTTGATATATTTTCCACAACTCAAGTTGTTCCAGTGCTGGTCTATCATCCCTAAAAACTGAATTAGGTGGTGATTTTTGTGGAAATGAAAATACAACTGTTGTTTCTGGTTTTGTTACATCTGGTTCACAAACAAACCCCAAATTTTTCATAAACTGTGCCAGAGGATCTTTAACATCTGCCCTAACTGTTCTAATATAATACGGGCTGTATCTCGGATGAATTCCTGATGCAGAATCAACTAATTGTGAAACGGTACCAGAAGGTTTTACACAAGTAATTGCCGCAGAAGGGTTTATTCCCAATTTATTTGCATATTCAACATTTGTATCAATGGCAACTTGTTTTAATTCTGTTAACCATGATTTTAATGTTTCTTCACCCTCACTACAATTCATTACAGAATTATCCATAATTCCAGTAAAACTAACACCCAATAACGCTTCTTCTTCAGTATTTTTCTTCCATTCCTTTGAGATATACCTGAAATTTGTTAATGTTGCTTGTAATGTTCCTAAAATCGTTGCAACCCGAACTTTATTTTTTAAAGACTCCAAATTATCATCAGACCTAACCACAACTTCTGAAAGATTGCAAAATTGTGCCGATCTCAATATAATTTCAGAATTGTGAACAACACAACCTTCAACGATTCCCCAATGTGTTTTTGGTTCAGTAAAATCAAATACTTCACATTCACCAAAATTTTTAACAGTTTTCACATATGGCGCACGTTCTAAAATCATTTTCTGAAGTGATTCTCTTTTATATTTTTGACCAAAAGAAACCAATTCTGCAAATTTTAAAATGCTTTCGTATCTAGTAATATTAAGATCATATGATTGTTTACATAGATATTCTCCATTGGTCGTTATATAACTATCAATTCCTAATTCCGCCAAATATTCTGCAACCAAATCAATTTGATTTTTATCAATTGCTTTCAATGATACTCTTTGATTTTTAATCACAGAACCATTAGCAGAATATAATCCAGACAAACTATCTAGATTCTTTAATGTTTCTGGATACCCCCGTCCACCCAAAATAAATCCTGCCAAAAATTCATCATTTGCTTTTGGCACTTTTATATTAATTTGAGGCATGAGCCGCTTTTTTGTTAAATCTTTAGCTTGACATTCTGTGCCATCATTTAACATAAAAATGTGGTCGTCTGTACAAATAATACTACTCTTTCCTAATTTATCTTCAAATTGCACCGACACAACGGGTTTTGTTCCTGAAGACCAAACTTTACCTTTTGTAACTTCTCCATCATTATTGACAATATTAACAACATCCATTTTTGAAAGTTCACTAAAAGTTTTATATCCAGCATCCGTCAAAAGTTTCATATCTCCAGAAAAGCAGCATGGGTTCGTTCCTAGTTCTGTATATTCAAAAAGTTTTCGTCGTTCTGGTAATAATTTGTTGGCGGCTTCTCTATTAAAAATTCCTCTTTCGCCAGATTTGGAATCATATAGAGACAACCATTCTTTCATGAAAATTCCGATATCTGGTTTTTCGGTATATGCTGCTGAATTATTTGCTAAAGCGCGTTGAACGTTATCTTCCCACCAAGCACCATTTTTTGCAGATCGCATTCTATCATCTGATAAATTTGATAATGAAATCAATGCACTTCGCCTCACGCCACCAACGACGACAATCTCAGCAATTTTACATACCAAGTCGTGACATTCTAATGACGTTAATTTTCTACCAGCAGCAGATTTAAATAGAGTTACTGTAAATTTAAATAGGTCATGTAATGGTGCTGGTCCAGATGCCCGACCACCAAAAGTTTTTAATAATGCACCGGATGGTCTAATACTAGTTAAATCCCAAGTTGGTATTTTTCCAGCATATAATAATGAGATTAGTTCTCTATAAGATGATGCCCACCCTAATTTTGAATCAGAAACTTTAATAATAGTTTCTGATGGATAAAAATCTTCAGCAACCGTTGGTAATTTAACAACATATTGCCTTTCAACAGAAAATCCAACACCAGTTCCACACATTAAAATATACATAATTTCATCAAACTTTTTGAAATTATCTATTGCAGAATATGAACAATTGAAACCAGCAACATTGTCCTTTTCTAATGCCTTTCCAGCAGTCATCAAAGCTCGCATAGATGGCATTGTTCGCAGTTGAGTTATATTTTCATATAATTCTTTATATAAATCATCTGTTAATACAGAAGGGTATTTATTTTTCCAAAAATTTAAATATCTTGTGACTGTTTCTGTCCATGTTTCTCTTCGCTTTTTTTCATTATTCCATCTAGCATAACGACTTCTGTGGATATATTGTTGATATTGTGTTGGTAAATTTACATTTTCAGTCATATTTATTTTCCTTATTTTGTTTTATAATAAAAGTCATCTAATAAAAACCAGTAATTCCAGTTATAGAATTTTTGGTCATCATATTTTCTGATATATGGATTTAGTTGCCACATATTATATTAGAATCCGATTCGGTTCGCGTTTCTCAGAACCTATTGGTTCCATCGCAGTCCTTATCGTTCCTGAATTTGATTCAAAAAGATTCGGGTTGTTTACTGCTCCACGCGCATATATTCCGGTGTTCTCCACCGTATTTTCTTTTAAACTAAAATTTAATATATTGATTGCTGCATTAAAATCTCGATCAAGTTCTAATCCACAATCACAAAGCATTATTCTATCAGATAATTTCATTTCATGAATTTGGCCACATCCAGAACACATTTTACTGGTTGGATTCCACACATTTGATAATAAAATTTCTCTTCCATACCAGTTTGATTTATATACTAGTTGTCTTCTAATTTCACCGAAAGAACAATCTGATAAACTTAATGCTAAATTGTGGTTTTTAACCATACCTTTTACATTCAAATCTTCCAAACAAATGTTATCATTATTTCTTACAATATCAGTTGTTATTTCGTGTAATCGATGATTTCTAGTATCAGCTATTTTTCTATGTAATTTACCAACTTTTAAACGTTGTTTTTTATATCGATTTGACCCTTTTACTTTTCTACTCAAACTCCGTTGTAGTCGTTTTAAATGTTTTAATTTTCTACGTAATGATCTAGCACCATCATATTTCTTTCCATCTGAACAATAAACTAATGTTTTGATACCCAAATCAACACCAACTTGATTACCTGTTTTTGGCAATTCTTGAATTTCTTGTTCTACCATAAATGATATAAAATATCTATCAGCACAATCTCTAGACATTGTTATTTGTTTGGGCATTTCAACTGGTAATCTATTTTTCTGACCCAATTTTAATTTTCCAAATTTTGGTAAAATAACATTACCTTGCAACCAATTTCTAACCTTGCTCAAATGTCTTTGATCAAAAACAAATCTTATTGAACAACCAAAAGTTTTCTTTTTCTTTTTTGGGTAATTAGATCTTTTGGCAAAGAAATTTTTAAAAGCCGCATCTAAATCCCGTAATTCTTGTCTTAAAACATCATCAGGAATTTCTTTTAACCAAGATGTTTCTTCAGCTTTTTTCCATTTAGTTACCTCACGAGACATTTCAATAATAGATTTATATCCACCAGTTTCTTGATGGTAATGATCCATTTCAGAAAGAACCCGATTCCTAACATATCTGGTAGCACCTTCGCTTTTAGCGAAGTATTCTTTTTGCAATCGTGTTGGATAAACTCTTATTTTGTAACTTTTTTGTTTCATATTTTATTTGTGCCCCGAAAACAAACGGATCGAATTTCTATTGCGTTCATAACTTTATTTTCATAATTAACAAAATTCAAACAATCTGTTATTACATATTTTTCATTTTCAAAATCATCAAAGTTTATAAGATTATCTATATACACTTCAAGTAAACGAGTATAATAATGAAAGTTTTTTAATATGAATCGTTTTTGTTTTGGTGTATAATAACATATTCTTATTGTATACCCATCATATAACAAATCTTGATATTCATCTAATAACATTCCAAGTGTTTCATATAACTTAAAATTACTATCATATGATGGTATGATTTCCCAAGCATTTTTATAGTATAGATATGTAAAATAGTGTTGGCAATTTTCATAATATGTTTTGTACAAAACAACATCAGATATTTTCACAGTATTCATTTGAAAATTCCTGGGTGAGTAAGAATATTTATTATTAAGTTAAGTGATCCCAATACTACTAATAAGAATAAACAAATCTTATTGAACATTATTTCCCCGTTGAGCCAAATCCACCAATGCCTCTTTCTGATTCATGAAATGTTTCAACAACATTAAATTCTACTTGTATAATTGGGACAAAGAACATTTGAGCAATTTTATCACCATGTTGAATAACATAATTTTCGGCTGATCTATTTACCAATGAGACAAATAGTTCACCTTGATAATCAGAATCAATCAATCCAATTGTATTTCCAAGGTTAATTCCATATTTATGACCTAAACCAGATCTTGGGCTTATAATTGCAGCAATACCAGGATTACCAATATTTATAGCAATACCCGTTGAGAATAATATATTTTCGTTTGGATACAGGTAATATTTATTCGTTGCTGCGTTAAAATATGAATTATATCCACCAAAATTTACACTAGGCTTGGGTGTAGTATTTAGGTTTGCACGTAAATCTAATCCGGCTGAACCAGTAGTTGCATATTCTGGTAATGAGAATTCTTTGTAAAATTCTTTATCTAAAATCTTTAATTCAATTGTATTCATTTTTATTTCCTTTCAAGTAAATGTGTTATAATTTCCACAACACCCATAATTGATAATACGATAACTGTTGGTATCCAAAATTTTATTGTTGGAACATCAATCAATCCACTATATTTTATTCCACCTAATACTGCCAAAAACATGATATTAAAATCTAGAAGACTATTATTAAAATTCATTAAAATTTCCTCATGTACCATGTGTAAATTGTTTGATCATTGGGAAAATTGGTTCAATAACCTTGGAGATTGCTAATGCAACTTCTCTATGTTCTTTTTGTGTTTCTTGTGAAGTTCTGACATCAATGTAATGAATCCAGTTTCTAATACTGTTTTTCATATACATCCGAGTTAAGATATTTCCTTCTGGAAGAACTGAACGAGCAACTTCTTTTGCAATACCTTTCTTAAGGGCTTCTTCATATATATCATATGCTTCTTGGAAATTTACTGATTGAGCCTCTAGCCACCAATTTTGAAGCTTTTCATCTTCAATTTCAATTGAATTCTGACGATTTTTAGAATCTTGAAGTCTGGCTTCTTTAAATTCGTGACCCAAACTCATTTGAGTGTATCGTCCACTCCACTCTTGGAAAACTGCACGATGCCTAAGTATTTGTCTACCAATATCTCTTGTACATTCAATTTCTACTGTACAATCCACCATTTCTAGTGGACTCCAGTGTTTGTGGAGTAATAGATAATTGATTAGTTTTTCAGCGGTTTCGGTATTCATCTGATTAGATGGATTAGAAACTCTTGCAACATATGCAATTTGATCCAACAAATCCATTTCTGGATCAATGACTGATTTTGTATAACTTACTAATTGTACATTCATTATATTATACCTTTTACATTATACCAAAATTAACTGATTCAGAATAATATCCATTAGATGACCCATACCATCTAATATCAACCCATCCCTTTATTGTTGCCAATTTATAGAATGTCCATGTGAATGAGTAATCATCACTATATTCATTATAAGCTTCAGTGTTGTTATAACTGCTTTCTTCAGCAAATAAAATTTTTGAACCAATTAAATCATTTAGATCCCCACAAATATCTTCAATTGTTACACTTTCACAACAATCTTGCCAATGATCCATTTTATATTTTGTTCCATCATCACAATAAAATATTAATTCTTGATTATCTATCTTTTCAATATTAGTTAATGTTTTGCCTTTTAATTCTGAAAAATTAGCCATAATAACCTCACAAAGTTCTATTAATTGAATGTTGACCAGCGAAATCTGAAATTTTCCGTGTCAGATTGACAATTTGTCTTACCAAGACAAAATCCCATTTATCAATACAATCCTGATCTTTGTATTTAGTATAAATAAGATAGATTAAGATTCCATTCATATATCTCCTGATTCTGACACAAAGCCTCCAAACTTCTCTCCAAAATTTGTATTTCATATTTTTTTCCAATTTGAAAATTCTAATTCTGCCCTAATACCAACAAAAGTGTTCTGGAGTATTATACTCTGAAGATCTTCCTTTGTCAACCCATTAATAACAAATTCATTAATATCCTTACCTTCTAAACTATCTGGCAATAAACACACCTTTCTGTTGTTTTTTATCCACTTTTGGATATTTCTTACAATAGATTTATTTCTTGGTTCTCGGTCTGGAATAAGAATAATGTTTTTACTTTTAAGATGTCTACATGATATTTCCAGATTCGAATCTGCTGTTGCAATACAATTATCAAGAAATAATGAATCTAATGGTGCTTCAACAACATAAACAGTATCAAATGGTTTAAGCCGATCCATACCAAATAATTTAACTTCTTCATTTGGTTTAATTGTAATATACCGCATGTTTGAATTTTGTAATGTTCGACCCTGCACACAAAAGATTTTACTTCTATCATTTCTAAACGGAATGACTAATCTTTCATCGTTCTCAGGTATGTATTTATCATATTCTGGATAATACTCTTTGACAAAATTTGCAAAGTCAGAAGTGTAATATAAATCCTTTAATGACTCTTGCGGAAATTTCCTATCTATACAATATTGTTTTGTTGAATGATTATCATCCAATTCTAATATTGTTGGTAAATTTAATTTCTCTTTAGTATTAAAGACTGGTTTAGAAGATATAACGGGTTTTGGATAATTGTGATTTCCTTGATCCCCATTCATAAATCTTTCTACTGCGTATTCCTTGCACAATAACGGATCAAGGTAATTTAAGAAGTTATAGAATGTATGAGATTCTTCACAATTAAAACATTTGAAGAACAGATCGTTATTCTTTCTATAGACATAACCTCTTGTTTTAAATTTGTTTTTCTGTGAATCTAGACAATATGGACACCGGAAATTCCATAGGTCAGACTTTTTTTGTTTGAATTGTTGTAGTTTTGGTGCAACAAGAGATAAGAATTTTTTATCAATATGTAAACTCATAACTATTCCTAATCAATTGTTTTTGGTATATCCTTTGATTTTGCCGCCTTTGTTAACGGCATTTTGATAACATTCTTCCATTTTCACTCTACATTGTTCTGAATATAAATCGTCGTATCCTTCATTATCATCCCATCCATTTTCATACATTGAACCTTCAAAACAATCTTCGCACAATCGTAGATCTCCATTTTCGCCATTTGTATCACGGGTTGATCTACCACAAATCCTACAATTAAAGACACCACTATGTTTTTTAAATCTGTTGCTCATGTCAGTTCTCCACAAAAGAGAAAATATTGTATCACAGAACTTTTTTGATGTCAAGACTTGACAAGCAGAAATTTAGGCTGTATAATGAGTACGTCGGCTTTTGATGATAAAAAGAATTAATCTACAAGTTTAAATGCTCTAGAACAAAAGTTTTTCGGTTCAATACAATCTGCCATTTGGTGATCATAAGTAATAACTATTGTATTATCAACACCAAAAATCTTATTAATTTGAAGAGTATGTGAATTGTTTTTATCACACTTTACATCACATACTATTAGTTTTGTATACCCAAAAAACCCATCAACATATTCAATATTAGTTATTTTATATGTTTTTTCAATTTTGGAAGATGTTACAGTTATATCTTTTAAATCTGTATTTAAAGAAATGTTAACTACAACATCACCAATTGCAGATATCCATCTTCCGTCAATATAATCTATTAGTCTTTGATTGGTATCGTTACGTAATGTTTCGATATTAGCATTATAAGATAATTGGGAATTTGATTTTATGGTGCATATTAAATAAGTTATAATAGACCCCATCAATATTCCTAATATGAAATATAGCATATTGTTTTTCATTATTTTTTCTCTGTTTTGTTGTATTCTGAGATTATTTTTTTTGTGATATCATTCATATCAACTGTTGGTTTATTTAGAACCAACGAATTCCATATCAATGTAAAAAACGCCAATAAAATGAATCCAACTAATCCAAAAAACATTTTTTTAATTGGTACCATTTCTGTTATATTAATTTTCAAATCTGTCATATCCCGTTCGATATTATCCAATTTAACTTGAATTGTTGGAATATCTTTTTGATGACGAATATCATCTTTAATAGCATCCAATTGTTTGGCTATATGTGAAAATTGATCGTTCACTTTATCTTGTATCTTTTCATTTTCGGTTAATTGCTTTTCTATAACAATTATTCGTGCTAAAAGTTCTGCTTGTTCTCTACTAGTGTCCACTATTAGATTCCTTATTATTTTAATACGGCAATAGTTTTAAGTATTGTGATTGTCGTAATTATAAAATCATAAAGAGTTTTTTTGTTTTGTAGTTCTGCTGAGATATCAAGCAGTTCTATTTCTAACTTTAAATTCTTAAGTAATTCTAAAAATTCCTCTTTCGATATTTTATTCGCTTTATATTTTATTACGATGTCTAAATATTTATGCTTTATGTTATTTAGAGATTTATCTTTAAACTCTGGTACATTATTTACCATTTCAAATATATTCATTTCATCATACCAATAGTTGTCTGAATGATATATGCGGAGTCTTCAATTTCCTTTAATTTTAATTTACAATATTCCTCGGATGGTTTAGAGTAGTAAAATTCATTACTCATTATTAAAAGCTTTTTGGACATTGCATATAAATCTGGATTATTTAGTTCCTGATAATTATCAAATTCGTATACATCCCTCCACAATTCATTTTTTATTGGTGCAATATTATCACAGAAATTGGTGCCTAATTGGGCAACTGTTCTAATATGATTGATTTTATCATAAGCATTATTATCATATTGAACATTGGTAAATGAACAGGAGGTTAATAAAAATAGTAAACTAATTATTTTCTTCATAAAATTTTGAAAAATGATTTGCTACTGCTCTAATTTTTTCGTCTGGATGATTATTTGACAAGGCTTTTAATTTTTCTGGATCATGTAATGCGTGAACAGCATGAATTTTTGGATCTGGACCATCATCATCGAGTTTATGTTCCGAATTAATATAGTTGTATAATTCATCATTAGATAAATGTCCTTTTGCTATAAGTTCTGTATCAAGATGAGGATTTAAATGTAATTGTTCTTTGGCTGTTTCTGGGTGTTTATGAACATAATCGGCAACAATATTTAATCCATTATATCCAATCTTTTTGTGGTGCAAATCAAAATATTTCCTATAATGTTCTTTTTCCAGTTTATCGGTCTTATTCATAACTTCACCTGCCAATTCAGGATCAGAAATTACATCTAATAACGTATCTCTCGAAACATTTGGTTCTCTTTTAATTATTTGTCTTTTAACATTTGGATTTATGTTTTCATTTTTAATTAATTTATCAAAAACTTCTGGTAATTTAGTATGAGTTGGCATATCATAATGCCAAGGTACATCGTCATTCGTTGATTTTGGAGTATTATCAATTATTTTCATAACATGTTGTGGAGTTATATTGTTATGTTGTAATACAGGACGTATTAATTCCCCATGATCTATTATCTTATCTAAATGTGTCCCATCCAAATGCGGAGAAAATAATAGAGCTTCTATAATAGAATGCTTATTATGATACTTATCAATTATTTTATGATATTGATCTTTTGATAATTTCTTGTCAGACAAATAATTAATTAAATGCGGCTTATTATCAATTATATCATCAACCTGTTCTTTGGAAGCTTTTTTAAGTATTGTAGCATAATCATCAGGATAAAAATCATTAGGATCGTGTTTACCATCTATAAATCTTTGAACATGCGAATGATTAAAATTTGGATGGTATGATAGGTTAACAATACTTTCAATTGATGTATTTGAGTCATTTAACAAATCATGAATATCATCAGAATTTAATGTTGGGTTATTTGCTCCCGCTATAACATTTGGATGAGATTTCATAATACCGCGTTTTATATCTTCTGGAATATTTGGATTCATAGATATACCAGATATATTATAATAATTACTAGGATCTTTATTATACACATTCTGCAACACATCGGTATCAAATAATTTGTGACTTAATGTGTGATTATGTTGTTCTGGATCAGAATGATATAATCCCATTAATTGGTCTTTAGTTAACTGAGGATGATTAAATATTGACCATGGAGGATGACCACGTTTTATAATATTTTGAAGATGTCTAGAATCAATATTTGGATGTTTAAGAAAATCATCACCAATACTAGGCATAGTAGCAATCATATGGTGTAATTCAGATTTAGATATATCCTTTAATGCAAAATGTTTATCTTTAAATTCTTTTACATTTCTAACTTCGGGGTTGTTCCTAATAAATTCTCCAAGATTAATTTCTTCATCTTTATCATTCATAAATTGATTTGATTCAAAATGAAACTGAAATTTCTTTTTTTCACCATTATTATCTTTACCTTCAATATAATATACTGGACCATCAGAATTATAATGATCGAACATATTATTGTTTTCGGCAGCAGTACACCATTTTGTTCCTTTTCCATAATGACAAGCTGCATTTCTAGATTTTAAATGGTAAACCTTAAATCCATTTTCATCATGTAATTTTTCAGCATCCGATTTATCTAATGCTTTTTGATCTTTACCAGAACTTGCTTTCCCCAAATGTGGTTGAACAGAATCTTCTAAATCATTTAATGACCGGTATTGATTGATATCTTTTCTAAGTAATCTTGGTTTATATTTTTCAAAATTAGATAATGCTGTATGAATTCTAGGATGATCTTCCTGTCGAATCTTTCCCTTTTGATATTGTTTTAATATCCAATCAGTATGTTGTTTTGTACCAGATGGATCGGCATGTTGACTAAAATGATCAATTACTGCATCAGAATCATGATGTTGCGCCAATGCATCATGATTGGTATTTAACCTATCCTTATATTGATTCTTTAAGAAATCAATCCTATCTTCTAGTAGTAAAAGGTAATCTCTAAAACTTAACATTTTTCTGTTCTTTAATCCATTCTTGTAGTTTTTGTAATTTTTCTGACTCTTTATGATAAGTCATATAGTTATTTATAATTACATATGTGATTTCAGACAACTTCCTCTCATTACCAATTAACTGCAATGATTCTGGTGGAACCATCAATTCTTTAGGTGGTTCTGGAATGATATTAACAACTTTAGTATTTGTACAAGCCGTTAACAATAACAGAATTAAAAATTTATACATCTAGGCTTCGTAATAATTTTACCCAGACCTTTCTTACCATATTGTTATTTATGATCAGCCTTTCTTTATTTAAAATCTTTCCAAAGAAATTAAAACAATTGATTCTGTTTAGTTTTGATGCGATATCATCAATATCAGTTGGATCGGCATGATAAAAAGACGTTACAAATTTAACTTCAGGACTTGTTAATATTGGAACATTACAAGTAATATGATCTGCTGCAACAATACAAAATGTTTCTGTAAATGAAACTTGCATACCGATATCAATGTTTTCTTTTATATAATTTAAAAATTGGTCGTGGCATAACCACTCAACTTCAATTAACTCATGTTTTGTATCAGTAAATAGTGCTTTTAGATTTTTATATACATTCTGACCTTGTTGCTCTTTTCTAGTTGCATTTATGTGAAAATTAAGTTTTTGTTTATTATAATTAGCAACTTTGATAGCAGCAATGGCTTGTGATAAATGATTCTTTAGTGGTCGAATTGATCCAAAACAAGAAACGTTTAATTCCTTTTTAATAGGTGGTAATTTTACAGTATCAACTGATTTGATATGATAAAAGTTTGGTGCGTATAATACTGGGTTATTTAATACGTTTTTGAGTGCTTCAACAACTCGTTCACTATTAGAAGATACCAATACACCTTTTCTATCGTATTCTTTTAACCATTCTAACGCAATACCTTCTAATGCTAAAAATGGGATTTCAGAATGTAATCTAATCATCCAAGTTACATTTGGGTGCAATTTCTTTAAAACTTCAAATTTACTAGGAACTACCCAAAGTGCTTCAATTACTACAAGATTAGGTTTATATAATGTAACAAATCTATTAATTTCATTATTATCAATGGCTTCTACCATTTCACAATCAATATTACAATCTAATAACATTTGTTTAATGAATGAAACCGAATTGTATAACCCACTTGATTGGCAATTGGAATATATGTAATTCCATGCATTTGGGTCTTCCAGATTTGGAACCCTTTTCTTTAAAATAAATAGTACCTTAACTTTCATTTCGCCCCCCTATTATGTAACTCTATAAACGACTCTGGAATCTTGCACTCATTATCCTCTTTTTCGGTTATGTTTTGTTTAATATCAGCTTTAATTTCCTTTTGTTTCTGTTGTATATATTTGATTCTATCCTTATACTTTACAACAATTCTTTCTGTGACTTCTGTAGATTTATTTTCTAATTGAAGTAATTGCTCTGTTACAGTTTTTATATTATATTGGCATTCATTAACCAATTTGGTTATTTTATAATTGGCAAAGAGTATTGTTCCAACAGTAATGAATGTACATAATAAAATGTATGGTCTAATCAATCTGGACAACACATAAAATATTGTTATCAATAAAAGAACAAAAAATACCACAGCAATGTAAATGTACTGCTGTGGTATCCAAGATAATATAAGGTTTACCATTTGATAGGTTTATGTGTCCAAAACCTTAATATGATATTGATGATGGTTAATATTTGCATTTGTAATTCTTCATTCATAACGAACCCATAATGTTTCTGAAGAACAAATGCTAATAATGCTAGAAAGTTAACCCATATAACTTTTGAACACAAAACCTTTTTGGCTTCATGAATTAGATGTGGTTCTTTTTCCTTTTTCTTGTGGATTCTAGGTATTCGTGGAGCTTTTTTTGGTTCTAACTGTTCTTCCATTATCGTTCTCCTGATTCATTTCTAATCTTATCGACTAAAACCCAAAGGTCTTCTGTTCTAAAATCTCCTTCTGGTTTATCCTTGGCCCATTCTGGTGAGTTAGACAACAATTCTTTATAATAATCATCAGAAATTTCAACTGTCTTTGCGATGTTTAAGAAATTTCCGGCATCGTCACATTCTTGAATTGAAACTAAAACAAATTTTCCAAACTGATGAAAAACCGAAATAATCTTTTCGTTTATTATTCTTCTGGGCAGAACTACCTTTCTGGTGTCTTGCATTATAATACCTTTAATGCTTTATTATACCTATTTGTTCTATCTTGTAATCCTACAGTTCCACCATTAATTCGTTTTGTCATTAAAACAATATCTTTAGTATCTGCAATATGATTCAAATTATTTCGTTTCCAAAACCAACACGCAACTTCAATACAAATAGTTTTATCTGTTAAAACTAAATCTGGATTATCAATTAATCTGTTATCATTATAAAGTTCTTTGGATGCTAAAGAATAATTCGATTTTCCAGTACATTGAATTATTCCTCTCCCCCGATATTTCCATCCATCACCAGTTGATTCTGGTCCATTCCCCATCCTATCTGCATAAACTTTATTTGCAATTTTTGTGGGATTTCTTGCATATTGTGTTGCTATTTTTTGTGTTGGAAATCTTTTAGGCCACGTTTTCATCAATCCCATGGCCGAGTAATTTAGATTTTCAACAACAGTATTATAATCAGATGATTCATGACTAGTTTGTGCAAGAAATCCAGCAACTCTTTCTTTTGTATTTATTTCAAATTTTGGTAAAATATTATATAAAATATCAAACCATTCCTTTGAATTCTTATTAACTATTACCTTATTAAACTTATCTAATGTAAAATTGAAACTATAACTCATCTGTATTGGTTCTATTTTAGCAGTAAATAATGGAAAATCCATTAGTTTAGTTCGCGTAACTTATATGCCGTTGAATTACAAAGTGATAACATTTCATCAATTAAATTTTGAATTTCAGAAAATTCTCCAAGGAATTGTCTATTACTATCTAACCAAGCTGTTAAGTTACCAACAATTTCTATTGGCATTAAAGATTTTTCATTTACATTTGGTGGAGCAGATTCTAATCTACCCATACGACCAATGAAATTTTCCATGACTTTATCTAAGATTGGTGCTAGACCAGTATAAAAATCATTTAATGCGTCATGTTGAGCAAAACTTTGTGCCATTAGATGTGCGGTATGCCCAGCTTTAATTGCAGCATAAACTCTACTAAATAATTCTGCGGCTTTAATTTTGGCAGGGTTCTGTTGCTGTGGTTGCAACTGTTCTAATAAATCTTTGAACGTAATCATTTGATCCTCTTTTTTCTTTTTAATAAAGTCATTTTTGCTGCTTTACCTCCTGGTTCGGCTTGGGCTTTATCCCCATTTACAGGAACACCAATGCCAGCGACACCAGAAACTCCGGTTCCAGCAAAATCTTCTTTAAGTTTTTTTCTAAAATCTTTGAATATCATATTTCTCTTAATATGTTAACTACGTTGAAATCTAAACCTATATCAGATGATATTATATCTTTCCCGTTTACACCTTTTATAAGATCTGGCATATAATTCAAATATACTAAAAATGTTTTCAATATAACATAATCTATTTCATTATTCTTTAAAAAAAGCATTTTTGTACATGCTTCGGTATTGAAGACATTGTACACCATAATAATATGGTTCAGTAGCAATCTACATTTCAAATCACCTGTTGTATTATACTTATTTATCAATCTTTTAATATACTTAAATTTCTTTAAGTCAGTAAAAAATTCACTTTCGATATAATGGGGCGAAATATAGTTATTTGCCGCAAACAAAATAAAATTCTCATGGGTTAAATTGTTCAACATTATGCTTTAGTAATAGATGCCCTACAGTTATAATGTCCGTCTGTTAGTTTATAAGAAAAACTAAATTTAAGTTTATTTGCTTTTTCTTCTCCGGGGGCAGTCACATTTTTGTGATTTTCCCCAGACGAATCAAATTTAGACACAACCACACTAGTAGAACCACTTGAGCCTTCATTAATATCTAATTGTGGTAATTGAATACCATACATAGATAATGTTTTCTTTACTTTAATCAAGGCTTCTGAAACGTGTTGGAAACTTGCATCTAATGAAAGATGCAAGTTCTTATTCATTTCTGAAATGGTATCTGATTTATTAGTATCATTATGAATAGGTTGAATATTATGTAATTCAGATAACAATTGTTTATATGTTTTCATTATAATCCTGGGAAATATGGCCCACCAGATGTTGCAGAAAGTGCTACAGCATTAGAAAGTGCTACTAATGTTTCACATTGAGTTCTACCTAAACGTCCACCAGGAGTTACAGTGAAAATTAAGTTACCATTATTTGCGCCAGTTGCAGAAACCGTTGGAATATTAACATATCCTCTACCCTGATAATTGATTTGGATAGAAACATTTGATGTTCCACTTACCCTAATTTGAGCATTAGCCGCAACTTCGCCTGTGGTTGAAAATGCTAAATAAGCATTAGAATAGGTTAATGTTGATACTACATTTGATACTGATAAATTGGCAATATGCCCTTTACCTTGTTCAACATGAACCCAACCATCTGTAGCAACTTTATTTCCAATTCCTTGGGTATTAGCAATACGAGTTTTAGTTACAAGATATGTATTTGCATTGTAAGATGTTGCAACAGTATTAGCTTTATATGGAATTAATGTGTCAAATGTAAAAACATCACCAACAGAAGTATTAGCTGTTAATGCTCTTGAAATAACAACATTTGATAAATTAACAGTTACAATAGATACATTACTCTTAAAGAATCCTGCATTTGCTGTGGTTGGAACATTGTTGCCAGAAACAAACATTCCTGCTACTAAATTTGCGGTATTAGCAAAAAATATTGTTACGTTAGAAGTTGCAACGTTTGCTGCTCTGTTGGTTGCTATTTTAATTGTGGTTCGAACTTCCCGTTCTACAGGAAATGTTGGTTTGTTATTTGCGAAATCTCGTCTGCCCCATGTTGCCATTGTCGTGTCCTATAAAAGTGGTTGATATATTACTATTTATAAATCCTAATCATTAGAGTTTTCTGGTTTATTCGTTGTTAATTCTGGATTAACTTGAATAAGATCCGTTTCGGAAGATTGTTTGCCAGTCATGGTTTTCTTAATCTGTTTGTTCTTTTTTAACAGTTTTTCAACCTTTGTTTCTGTAAAATGTTCAATATCTTCTTTTTGATATAATGATTTAAGTCTTTGTGCGGTTTGACCTTTGAAAGCTGTTCCAGATTGTTTCATACGAATCAGATAATGCTCTTTTCCTTTAGTGGCTTTAAGTTTTTCTTTGGGTGTTGCACGAAAACCTTTCTTCAATCCTTTTGTAGTAATATTTGTTGTTGTATGAACATCAAAACCTTTGTTAACTAATTCAGATTTTAATGTTGCTGTTGGAAGTAAATTGGTGGTATTCTTATTTACTCTGGTCGATTTACGTTTATAAATCTTAAATGCTCCAGATGGAGATTTAATACCTTTTCCAATTTCATAATCTTTTGGTTGATATGAATCTGCTTCATTAATTCCATTAACAATGTTTTCAATAGAATTTAATATTCCTTTGGCTGTTCCTGGTGGGATGTCACCCTTATGATTTGGAATTGGTTTAATTTTACGTCCAGTTTTCTTGTGAACGTATCCAAAATGTTTTGAGCCGCCTTCTAATTCAAATCCATTATCTAATAGATGTCTATGAAATTTCTTGGCAGTCCATCCAGCAAATCGATTTTCATCTAATAAATCTTCTTTTAGATTTGGATTGTGTTTATTAGATTCTGAGGCACGATGAAGAATTCGTTTGGTTGATAACCATTGTTTATATCTGGAACCAGATGAAATCTTGTCAATTTGCTTTTGAGACATCTTTTCTGGGTCCATTCCTATAAGACGTATAAATCTACGGAGTGGAGTAATCCGATATTCTAATAATTCATCTTCTTCACCATATTCATTATATATTGATAGTAATTTTTCTTTTAGCATTCTCTTATTACCCTTTGAATAAGATTTTCTTGGCACGTTTCCAAGTTTTTCTTGTTGGTTTACAACTATAACTCTTAGATTGAATAGGTTCTTCTTGTTTAAATCCGCCGCCTTCTACACCAATCATAGATACATTTGAAACCGATGGTTCAGCATTTTCTGATACTTTTATACTTTGCTTAACATTATTGATTAAATCTTCATCTGGTTGAACCGTCTTATTTAATTTAGATCTAGTAGTATTTGAAGATCTATAATTAATTTTAGATGGTCTAATGTTTTCCCCTTTAGCTTTCAATTTCTTAACAAAAGCTTTTATATTACTTAATGATAATACTTCAATAATAAATTTTTCTACATCAGAAAAGTCCTGTTCAGATAAATCATTATTATTATCATATCTGATAAAATTCTCAAACAAATCATAAAATTTATATAAGTTTTCTTTAGATTGAATATATTTTTTCTGATAAATATCTTCAGATATCAATCTACCGAAAGTTCTGTTTTTAACTGTATTCTCATTCACATCAACAAAAATCATTGATGTGTTATAGTTATTATCTAATAATATATTATTGGTTTCTATAATTTTATCATAAGCATATGCATTACAATTGATAATATAATTCTCAGTTAACTTATCTAAGTTAGAATTGATACTATCTAATGTAATTTCTTTAAAATTATATTTTTTAATGGTATCTAGTAATATATTTTTACCAGACCCAGGCCCACCTACTAAAAAAATTGAATTTAACATGTTTGTTGTAAATTAAGTATTTATAAGTATTTATAATTTACATAATCTGAACATAAACCATAAACACCAAGACTTTCATAATATTCTAGTTTTTTATCTGACATTTCAGAAAAATCTAATAATACTTGTCTTGAATTAGTAAAATAATTTAGCCCAGGATATGTCCAGATATATCCCAGAGAAGTTAATGTGTAATCATCTTTTTGGTGCCAAAAATAATTAAACCATGTGTGTTGAAACTCTCGTAACGCCAATAAATTCTTACAATGCATCCATAGATATTTTGATCTTTCACTTAAATATGAAAGTGATACTTCATATTGATATGTATCATGGCCAAGATAAAACTTTCTATCTATATACCAAACGTCAATTTCAACATCAAAACCTTTCATGATACAATAATCAATTTGTTGTGGAGAATTCTCTAATTCTGGATTTGCTCCAGATACATTTCCTCTATGTGCAATTAGTTTCATATGAATATCTCAAATCGTTGTTTATAAAAATGATATCTTGTCTTACCCGTATAATACGACCAAACCTGTTTTTCAATAATTCAAAAATGTTCTGTGCCTTTTCGGACATAAAGTAATTTATCTCAACATCTAATACGTTTACGTGATACTTGTCAAAATCAAAGTTCTTTAATATGTTATATTCGGAGCCTTCTGTATCTATACTCATGTAATCAATAGTATTTATATTACAATATTCTAATATATTATTGAGAGTATCGCATTCAATTTCTATGTAATTTGGGATTAAATTGTGTTCTAGATTTTCATTTTCTATTCGCTGAACATGTTCTTCTTCAAATTGATTAACAATACCGCTTAATGTTTCTGTATAACCAGAATTTTGTTGAAACAAAACCTTTCCTGGGACATCATTTAATCCAATATTATAACATTTAGATTTTCTATTTTCAATGAGTGTTTGATATACCTCTGGATTTGGTTCTACGCAAATTCCGGTCCAATCTAGATATTTTTCAAAGAAATATGTGTTACTTAAGAATTTACCATCGTGTGCGCCAATATCAACAAAGATTCCATTCTTATTATTATGGAAGAAATGTTCATTCACAATTTTATCTTGATCATATTGACTGTAATATTTCATAGATATATCCTCGTATTGGCTCGAATAACACAATCAATGATGTGATGTTGTTCAATCTCTAAATTTAGATGTCTACAAGCAGAACATAATAAACCGTGTGGAGGATTAGTTGAACTTTCAACATCTGTTAAATTATAAAATTCATTAACCATGAAATCGGCTAGTTTATACATCTTTTCAGTAGATGTCATGAAAATACAATCATTAGGAAATATGTTGCCCTTATCAACAATTAACTTGTTATCAATATTATCGAAATTAATGTGAGATATATTATTTAATAACAAATCACATCTGGTTTTAATAATGACATCATAATTTTTAATCATCTTTAGACCAGTCTTAAGTTTGACATATTGAAGATATGATGACACATGATTCATATTTGGGTTGATCTTATGTTGTTCAGATTCATAAAATGTTGTCATGTCCTGAATTCTATCAATTAAAATGTCTTTCGTATTTAATTTTTCATATTGGGCATATACCTGTTCTATTGTTAATTCTTCATCTGTAAAGAATCCTGTTGAAGTTTGGACGGCAGGATGATAACCATATTTGTGGAGATATGTTGAAGCAAAATAATCAGGATTCAAAAATTCAAATTTCTCGATATTGTTATCTATCGTTTGTTCTAATGTTCTTACATTTCCGTTATATATGATTGCTACTTTCATTTGATTATATACGCTGTTGGTGATTTAATATTTAATTTGCTTAATTTAAAACCATTTTCCTTTATATATTTGAAATCTAAATATGATAAAAAATTATCTGCTGCTGCCGTTTCTGTCCATTTGTGATAACAATATTCATCAAATACAATTACACCACCCGGAACAACTCGATCCCACAAATTATATAATACATTATATGTTGGTTCTTCTAAATCTAAATCAAGATATAAAATACTAATTTTTGCACCAGGACGAGAAACAACAAATTCTTCAGTTGTAAATGAAACATCGCCCTTTACTAATTCAAATTTATCATGTTTAAATTCCGCATTTAATAATCTATTGTTAATGGTTTCCAATGATACATCATCATAATCAATATTGCATCTATCAAATACCTGTTGCATCGTATGTTTTTCTATATCTTCTAAATTATCAACAAACCCAGGATCAAACATATCAAACCCAATTACTTTTTTTATACTATTAGGTTCATACATATCTAATAATTTCAACCAAACCGACATGCCAGAACCTTTAAATACTCCACATTCAACTATATCTCCATGTAAATCTTTTGTCATTTCATAGAAATACATTTTTGCCCACATCTTATTAAATATGTTCCTGTCTGTGGAAAATATAAAATCATTAAATGCATCATAAATGTCTTGATCTCTATCAATTTTTCCACTACTGTTATATAAATTTGTCATTTGAACACCGTATAGTTTTTGTTACCATCTAATCGTACAATAGATATTCCAATTGTTTGTGAATATGAAACATTATATTTCAATTCTATTTCATTCATACTCCTATGAATCGTTGGAAAATCTAAAAATCTTTTACCATAAAATTTAAATGTTTCACTATTACATATTGCAAACATATCGTTTTCTCGCATATGTACAGCACCAGTACCAATATATATCAACCTCGATTCTACACAATTCCTATGAATCTCTTCATAATCCAATTTCTCATCCAATAATATATCACATCTACTCTTTATAACTAAATCATATAATCCATTCATTTGTTCATAATTTTCATATGTCTCGACGTTCTTTAATATCTTCCTAATCTGCATCTGTTCAGCATCACCAGGAATTTGATTCTCAATCTTAAAATCAACAACATTAATTCCTTCAAATAATGATAATACCTCAGAATCATCCTTAATTATACCCATCTCATTTTCTTTATGTAATTGATAATCATTCCTAAATATATCATTATAAGTATCAATGAAAACATCTATTTGATGAGTATTATCATAGATTGTATCCATAAAATTTTGCTTACAATAATCCCAGGCTCTGATATGACCCGGCAATAATACTGCTATTTTCAACTTTCTAACCACGCCTTAACCGGTCCTTCTCTATCAGTATTTCTATTTTCCGATAAGATAGAATGATATTTGTGAATAACAAAACAATCTTCGGTCCTAACAAAATGAGGAATCAATTCTGAAAAATTAACACCACCCCAACTTTGATATTGAATAGTTATATTAGGAAATAAACCAACATTGAAATAGTGGCATGAGAAATCTCTAATTACATAACAAGATGTAAATTTGATTTGTTCACTTAGAATATCAATGTCTCTGTTGTTGAAATCAGTATTAATACTCTGATACTGATCTTCCACAAAAAATGTAATATCGTCAGAAAATACTACTTTGTCTCGATTCAAATACTGAAATATTTCATCATTAGGAACTCGCTGTTTCGCACAAATAAATGGTGCCACAAAATATACATTTCCCCTAACCCTTTGATTTGTTGATAAAATCGTTTTAAAGTAATTTTTAGATAAAAGACAATCGGACTTTAAAATCAGAACCCTATCTTGTCCATCAAAGTTATTTAGACAAAATTCTTTGATGGCATTAACATCTGCTCCCAATGATTTATGAGTATTGCTGTCATAAGGAAATATCTCAACACCACCAAACATTCGATCTAAACAATATAAGTAATAATACTCTAATATCAATTCATTAGATAATTCGTCTTCATGAGTATTATAAATATATAACTTATCAAAAATAGGTGCTGATAATAATGATTGGTTAGATAAACTTTTAAAACAACAATCAAGATGCTCTACACCTAACGTTTTATGGGTTATGAAAAATGTAATGTTCATTTACTAAAATGCCTCAATGCTTGATGCCAATAACCAAATGCCCATACTCTAAATAATTCCGGATTCTCAAAATAACATTGTAACCATAAATGTTGTTCATCGTCGGCAATATTTTTATTCTGGAAGATTTCTAACCATTTGTGTGCCAACTCTTGAAACTTCTTAAGATTTTCTCTATTACCAAGGAAAAAATATGCTGCTAACTTTTCTGGTGCGTTAATTAATGTCCAAGTAATATTCTTATCCTGCTTGTTAATAGGATTAACAGCGCAAACATTTACACGATCCAAATCAAACTTATTAATATCTAATGTATCTCTGGGAACATATCTCTGATCAGTCTTGTCATGAAAATACCCAAAATCAACAAACCCAACATATTCATCTTCTGTTAGATTATTATCAATGACATAATTAACCAGATCAATTTTAGAATGAGTTAAAATAGTATATTCTGGTCTAGTGTTCTCTGGATAATTTAATGCAATTCGTTCTGGAATGATTTTTCTATATGTTTCAGACCCCATAATCTCCTTTTCTTTTTTATATTTAGACCATGCCCAAATGTTATTATTTAACCAATCTCTATTGATTCTAATTACTTTAATGTTCTCGTGTAATCTTCCACCACAATAATCAATGAACTTATCGTGATATCTGTCATCAATGAAAACAATCATCTTATAATCATAATGTAAGAAAAATGTAAAGGCAGTTAAATATTCTTCAACACTCCTAGTAAAATTGCCCCAATCCTTTCTACCTATGTCATAAAAAATTGTTACTAATGTGATCATACCTTACCTTTATAATCTCTTAAGAATGAATCTAAATCTTCTGGTGTTCCAGTTCCCCAAAATTGTTCAATATGCTTGATTTTGAATAGTTTACCATCGGCGATAGCTTCATTCATTACTGGTGTTGTGTAAAATTCACCATTCACACGAATATTCTTTTCAATCATCTGTTCTGCATATTTTACAAAATCTGACCCCTTTCTATAATACATCACGCCAGTATTGGCGTGATCTGAGATTGGTCGCTTTTCTGCTACTTCTGAAATGAAACCCTTTTCATCTAATTTAGCAAATGACCATTTTGGACTTGAATTCTCAAATGTTACCATACCACCATCGATGGAATCATTCTTGAAAGCGTAAAGTATTTCATTAGAATTCCAGACCAAAAACTGATCTGAATTTGCCATTAGTAAAGGATTATCATTATCAATTAGATCTTTTGCTAATAAAACTGTACAAGCGGAACCTTCTGTTACTTGGTCTACAACAACAATCTTACAATTAGGAACCATCAATCGTAACATATAATCAACATTATATTTCTCAATATGTTCCTTTAATACCAAGAAAATATAATTAGCTTGAATGTTAAGGTTATCAACAACCATTTTGATCATTGGTTTTCCACGAACATCAATTAATGGTTTGGGAAATGTATATCCTGCCTGCTCAAATCTAGATCCTCTCCCGGCCATAGGAATTAATACATTTAATTTATTATCAATCCAAGGTACATCTTTATGATCCATATTCTCAACCTCACCTATTTTTCGTAAAATCTTGCTTAAACTTAAATCGTCAACATTTTCAATTGCCAATAAATGGGCACCAGAATCTAATGCACCTTGTCTGCCCAGATGGGAATCTTCTATGATAATTGTATTCTTGGGTAATGCATTCAATAATGTCATACATTTCCAATACATTTCTGGATAAGGTTTTGTTCTGGAAACATCTTCATTGGAAATACACAAATCGGTATATTCCATCAATCCCATATTTAAAATCATTAACTTTAATGATTCTCTAATTGAATTGGATGCGACAGCAATTTTGTATCCTCGACTTCGCAATTCCTTGAAAATAGATATGTTCTTTTGATTTGGTTTAATTGTTTTTAAAATTTCAAATGTTGCAGTCTGCTTGTCTTGCCAAACTTGATCATAATATTTTGGATCTAAACCTTTGTTCTGTGTTAGAATTTTTAGTTTCTTGGTTGTGTTCAATCCATCATATGTTGATAAATGTTCATCATACGATATCATATACTTTGGATCAACCTTCTCTAATGCATCATTTAAACTGTAGAAATGCCACTCTTTCGATTCTACCAAAACACCATCCAAATCGAATATAATAAGTTTATTCATATGTTCTCCTTATACACAAGAGACGAATTTATCGTGTGCCTCATATTTCAGTCCATATTTTTTATGGTTAGGATCAAAAATGTCTTCAATTTTGTGTTCATAATATGGATGATCTTCTGGAACAAAGATATGTCTAGTATTCCTAAAAAATGGATATGAATCTCTGTCAAAATCTTTCGTAAACATGGTATGACATTTAATTCCAAAATGACTTAATATGGCTGTATAATTATGTATCATGCCAGAATACTTGAACTCTTTGAATAAATGTAATACATCACTTAGTAGATAGCCAGGGATAACAGTAAACATATCATCTTGTGGACTTGGACACGAAACAGCATCCATTGGAATAAAGATCTTTGAAAAATCCATATATGGGATTAGATCATATCTAAACAAAATGATATAATCATACCACTTTCCTGATACTTTTTGATGACTATCAACCATTTCCATAGTATCAATTGAAATTTGCCAGATGTTAGGCCAATTACAATATTTGATATTATTGTCAAATACACTTGTTCTAACCGCAACAGGATTCATTTCTTTTTCAAAATAATCAAATTTCTCTGAATCATATGTGTTGAAAAAGATATCTACTTCATCCCCACGTTCCAATAAAGGATCAATTAAATATTTCCTGTTGAATGGAATTGTATTAGCGAAATCTATCGTGTATGAAGGAATATCATCTTTATGAGAATAATTCTCAATAAACGAGATACCTCGATAACAAATTGCATATTTCATATTTGCTCCATCAATTCATTTAGATCAGATCGAACTGGTAATGTTTTATCATTAAATTTAGAATGTGCATCTTGAAACGAATCAAAAATTCCAAGATGACTTCCTTGTGTTACAATTGGTGGTTCTAACCAATAAACATTACATCTACAATACCCAATAAAATAATTCAACTCGTGATCAATGGGAAAACACATGCGAATTGTGTCAACATAGTCTAAAAATTTAGTTACAAATTTTCGACTCATTATCATTGAATCAGTATTTCTATCTTCCAGGTTAAAATGCCAACCTTCTACATTACTTATACTTGGTTTACACCCCCGACCAATAAATGCCACATCAAAATAAGTATTTAATGTATCAAGATGCTTATCTAATTTAGTAAAGAACCCTTCATCCAGAATTGCATCATCTTCTAGAAATAATGCAATATCCTTATCCGATTCCAAAAATATCCGCATAGCAGTAACATGTTTTAAGGCTAACGATACTTCTTGTTTCTTTAATGGGTAATGTGGCCAAAATTTTTTATAACCGCGATTCTGCCATTCTAATGTATCTGCTTTGAAATGCTTTAAGTAATCTTCATAAGTAACTTCTTCGCCATCATAAGATTCAATGAAAATCACTTCTTTATCACAGTTTTCTTTCTGTAAAATATTATACATGAGTTTTCGTCTAGACTCATGCGGAGTATAATGCATTACGTAAATATCATAATCTTTATTCATTTAAAAATACCTCTTCAAATTTCTTCATCACATTTTCTGGGCTAAATTCCTTCACAGCATAATTATATTGATATTTATGATGCCCATATTTTAGCCTGAAAATCATATCCAACAACTCGTACTGGTTATTATAACACAGATCGTAGCCTTTTACAAGCTCTATGTTATTTTTGTCTCTTCCTAATCCACAAGTGAAAACTGGCTTATTGTGAAATAATCCTTCCGCTATACTAAGCCCGAATGATTCACCATCCGGTCTGGCGTGTATCATCGCATCGGATGCTAAAATAAAATTGGTCTTATCTTGCGGACTAATAATAGGATCACAAAAGATAACATTAGGATGATCTGTAAATTTTTCAGTATTAACGAAAACAAATCTAAATTTTTCATCTGAATGTGCCACAAAATTGATAATGTCTTTTACAAAGGGTATACTGAATTGATGAAATCCACCATGACGACCCACAACAATCTTATCATTTGGAATTCCTAATTTTAATCGCCAATTTTCAGTTTGTTCTGTAGGTAATGTAACAATATGGGGAACAAATGGATATTCGCCACCAGAAGCTTCGTTAGATAACCATTCTGAAATGTAACAATATTTGTGCCCGTGTGGCTCCAAATGTGAGAATACACACTGGATCAGATTCTTTACACCAAACAAGAAATCATCATCTTTGAATCCGGCTTTCAGATAATGGATATATTCACATTCACGTTTCTTTAATTCATTTAATAGATTACCTTTATCGGTGTATTCAATCACATCAAATTTGTCTTTGAACATTTTTGCCACTTCTTCCCGCATAACAAAATTTTCATCACGAAGTTCATCCAATAGATTTTTGTGATATGCGATAATTGAAGTATTGTTCAGTAACGTTTCATTATATGTCCCGTAATCTATAATGGCGGTTGTGGTACCCCTGATTGACAAGTTATTAACATGGAAACAAATTTTCATTTTATTTTATCCTCTAAAAATTGATATATACCGTCTAGGTTTGGAATTTGGTTATCTGTGAACATTGGTTGATTGATTATATCATCAAATTCAAATTTATCTTCCATGACTGATTTTACTTCTTTAACAAATTCTGCTGTGGAAGAATAATCTTGTCTATTTAAAAATCGTTTTTGGTTAAAGTCGATTTTAGAATATTCTGGATCACCAGAATATATAGGTAAACATCCAGCGAATATGGCATCTAGAATTTTTTCTGTCGTATACCCACGATGTATAGAATTTTCATAACAGCAGTTTGCTTTGAATCTGGTTAATAATTCAATCTTATTTCCTTCAAATCTGTTTTGAAATGCTAGACCAAACCCAGATACAACATCAATATTCTTGGATAATTCATTATAAATTTCTTGTCTGGGAGCAACACATTCTGGTTCCATGTTACCAACTAACATCGCACAAAAGTTTGGTCTTTTTCTGACCGAGGGAGCAGTATAAATATTTTTCCTTATATTTAAGGGTGTTGGGACAAGATGATTCGGAAGAGTATTTCCACCAATATAATGATGTGATTGACCACAAACCGTTGTCACTTGATCAGATGAATTTTCATTCCACCAATCGATCCATTGATACCAAAGTGGTAATCTATAGAAATTATTTTTAGTTGGGTGATATGAAATTACTATATCAGAATATGGGAGACGTTCATTGAATATATCAATGTAAAATCTGGTTTCCCAAGAGGTTAAGATTTTAAATTTTGCTTTTGTGTGTTTATAGGATTCATCAAACCCAAATACAGAATGAATTAGAATGTCACAATTGATTGGATCATTCGTTAATTCAACGGGGAATAGTTGTTTGAGAAGTTTGTAAATGAAGAATTGTTCGTCATTACACCAGTTATTGAGAATTGCTACTTTCATATTGTTCACCCAAAAATTCGTACCAGAATTTAACCCGTGGAGGTTCGTCGTAAATATTTATGACAACAGAATTTGGACCATATTTCTTTTGTGCTTTCCTTAATGTTACACCAGATTGTTTAGCGGTATCAACAACCAATAGTGGTCGTAAATTATCAGGACATGTTTGCCCGTATGGAATGAAAGGAATCCTCAGAATATGTGATGAAAATACAGATGCGACGGCACCACTTCTCCCCGGTCCTGTAACAGATTTTACTGAAACACCTTTCAATTTTAATTTTAAATTCTTAACGAATTCATCTTCAGATACTATAATCATCTTTTGGTACCACTTCATAAATTTTCTTACAAGCTTCTTTCAAAGCTATTTCAAATATCATTCGAAAATGCTCCGAGGCAAAATATTGTCTTTTGATACTATCTTCCAAACTCGTATTATATCTAATATTCAATATCTCTTCTATACAAATTAAACATTTGAGCGGAATCGTGTCCATTTAACTTCCTTATAAAATTTCTAATATTTGCATGTAATTAGCAATGTACCAAATTCCTCCTTGATTTTGTGGTCGTTTAATTTCTTCAAAATCTGAGATTATAACTTTAGTCCAAACTCTATTATTCATTTTTAAATGAGGAGCAATAGGATTTGATGTGCAATGCCAGCCCGGTCTAAATGCAAATCCTTTCGTTTTGTGTGGTTCTGCCTTTAATAAAATTCCAATTGGTATCCGTTGTTTCTTATTAATAAATAATGGTCCCAACGAATTATCCTTTCTTTTATTTAATAATTTATATGCAATTTTATAACTTACAATATTCATTTATTTTACCCATGGTAATGATCCATTATATTTCACCAACATCTGTTGATTTCCATTTAGGAAAAATTCTTTCTGTACCGACTTCTGTGTATTTCCTGCTGTATAATTTAGTGTATACTTATAATTAGTATCATATTTGAGATTATTCTGTCTCAACACTTGTGATAAAGCTCGATCAATTTCTGGTTGCATATTAGGATCACGCGCTTTCCTATAAAATATTGGTGCCAATTGATTTGCTAATAATCTCTTGAGAAAGAAACAATTCAAATCAATAAAATAATCTTCTGGATGTAAAATACTATGCCATAATCCTAGACTTTCACAATCATCATTTACAACGAAGTTTCCATCCTTATCAACAATTTTTCTCAGTGAAAATGCATATTCATTACCGTTCTTTATTACTTTATATAATGATTCAATATGATCTTCATCAATGTAGTTATCTTCATCTAGAAAACAAATATATTCTGCTTTATCGGATGCCAGGGCTAATGCTGCCATATACATTCTATGACCATTCCACCCTGAATGACCTACTGAATATGGAAGAGGAATAAAATCTACATTTTTTAATGCCATATTCGAAATCATTTCTTGAACTCTTGATAAGTTCTTTGGACCACCAATAATCCCATCAATAAAAATTAAATGTTGAAAATTTGTGTATGTTTGCTTCTGAACAGATTCAATATTTCTCTTTAAATAATCTGTTGCAGTAGTTGCTGTTACAATAGTTACTAATTCTGACATAATTTTTCCTATATTGAATTTAACATATTTCTAACTTTATTCAAATCTTCCTCAGTATGGGCGGTTCTTCCCTCATTCATTTCCAAATACCATTTCAAAACATCCTTTTTTGTTTGCAATTTACCAACAAAAATAACAAATTGTTTATTGTTTGTTCTCCCTTCAAAATCTTTATGAAACGTATTATATGCTGGAATTTCATTATTTAAAAATCTTTGAACCGCAGTAATTCGTTGTAATCCATCAACACAAACCATTTCACCTTCAAATGAAGACATCCAACCGGGATGATTAAAATAAATATCTCTGCCAGATTCTCCACCAGATAAAACGTATTCAATATATTTTATTTGCTTATTCTCATCCCAAACTACACCCCGCTGGAAATCTGGATTTAATATCACACCATGTTTCGTTAGCCAATCTTGGAAATATTCCCAATCAGAATCAACCTTATAATAGCTCTTAATTCTTTGTGGTATATCATTATAATTCATTTCTTTACCTTTATTTCAACCTTCAGTTCAACCTTTGGTTCGAAAAATTTTGCATCTGCACCACATGATAATTTATCTTTACTATACCTTTCATCACGACAAGATACAACTTTGACCATTATGGTTCCAGTCACAAGATTAATTTCCTTTTCATCTTTTCTATAACAAAAATATAATTGATCACCACAATTTTTCGAATATTTACAATCTTTACAATATTTGCTCATTTCCGGCCCCCCCAGATTAAACACAATTAGATGTTATTTACATCAGTTTTCTTCCTTATATGGTTCAAAATATTTAGCATCTCTTCCACATGCGATTTTATTATCATTATATCGTTCATACTTACACAAATATCTAACCTCCTTTTCATCCCAATCTCGATAACAATAATCTATATCATAATGCTTACAATCTTTACAGTATTTCATAATTCCCTCATTCAAACTTAAAATCATCAACACCCATTATATCACATTCTTCAAGCTCAGTCAAATCATAAGTGCCGCCAAAAATATCACATATAAAAATTTCAGTATTTCCAGTATATCTTAATATTTTATCTCCGTCATATTTGTGATGATTATATTTTTCCAAAATTAAAGTTTCAACACGTTTGGCATCTCTACCAATTTCATATTTTTTTGAAAATAAAACATCATATTTTATACGTTCTCCAACCAACCGCTTCTTTATTGTTCTCGTTGTTATTCCAATTTTATAAAGTATGTTATCATTATGATATATTTTGATGTAATATAATATTGCATTTTTATTCAAATCAAATGTATAGTCTGCACAATTTGGACAACCAGAATCATGATATATAAGGTATATCGGTTTTGTGTACCACTCACCATCTTTTCCATATTCACACACAAGACACTCGTGTTTAATTTTTATATTACTCCCAACAAACCCATATGCAACAATATTTTTACTCAATAATAATTTATCATATGATTCGGTATCCCAATTATTACGCTCAACATAATTAGTACAAATTGGACACCCTCTCAACTCTTTAAAAACATCATCTGGATCACACCAAAAATTAGGATGATCTGGTTCTGGACAGGAAAATTCGGACTTTTTATCAGACCCATTATATGTTTCACAAGTGTATGCTATATTTTTAGATTTTAATCTAAAATTCATCCAAGATTCTCTATCACTTGTACAACATGGGCAACTCTTTTTTCCTCTAAATATATCATCAGGATATGCATAAAAATTAGGATGACATGATTCTGGACAAGCAAACGATGATAATTTTTTTGCAGCAACATAATCCACACATCGATATTTTATTCCAACTTCTTCTAATTTAATATTAAAAGATTCCAAAGTGTGTTTTGTAATTTTGCCTGTGCAGCATGGACACTTCTTCTTTTCATATAAAATATCATCTGGTCTAGCATAAAAATTAGGATGATCCAGTTCTGGACAGGAAAATTCTGTAATTTCACGAGTATTATAATATACTAAACACGTATATTTTATACCTTTCTCTTTTAATCTATTATTAAAATCCTCTAAACTTAATTTTTTCATTATTCAAACTTAAAATCATCAAAATTGGTGTTAAACTTATTTTTTGGTTCCGTCGGTTTATACTCAATATCCTGTACTATTTCATTTTGAGCAGATGTTTCCAAATCATAAAGTTTCATGCGCGATGTGTCTACTCCTAACAAAAACTTATTATTAAGACTCATATCTCGGTATCTATTCTTAAATTGCTTAACTAATACCTGGCCCAACTCTTTCAATTCATTAGATCTAATAATACCAAAAATGCTATCTCCGGTAAAGTTTAAGCCAAAAGATTCTGATACGTCTCCCATTTCTGGATCAGAATTACCAGCACCAGACCGATTTAATTGTCCCATAGAAATTAATGGAACATCATGTTCAATTGCTAGACCGCGCAATTCTTCTGAGATTGCTTTAACATAATTATACGAGTTCACATTTGTGGCACTTTTATATCTTATAGATGCACAAATACCTAGATAATCAACAACAATAACATCTGCCACAAAATTCTTTTTCAATCGTAATTCATTTATCAAAGCATTGAAATGTCCAACATGACCTTGACCAGTTGGAAATTGTTTAATAATTAATTTCCCAACAGTCTTGATTTTTAGTTTCTGGATATACTTTTCGAATGGCGTTTTATCGAGATTTTCGATTTCATCAATTGTCATATTAGAAATGTTTGCATCAATTCTTTTGGCAATTTCTTCTTCAGACATTTCTAGAGTAATATACAGAACGTTTTTTCCTCTTACCAAATAATTTGCCGTAAAATGGATTCCGAAAAGTGTTTTACCAGAATGTGGTGCACCGATAAACAGGTTTAAACTTTTGCGACCGAATCCATTTTTAGTTATTTTATTAAAGAAGGAGAGATCGAATGGGATCTTTTCTTCTTGTCTATGATAATACTCATATCGATCTTCCCAATTCTCAATGAAATCGTGACCGATATTAGTATCAAAACTTATTGATAATGCATCTGATAAAATTTTAGGTATTGCTCCTTTTTCTAATGTTTTAGATTTACCATCAATGATATGAATGGATTCTTTAATAGCATTATAGATGGCTTGGTTTTTACAGAAATCTTCTGTTTTGGTAATAAGCCAATCTATCTTTACTTCTTCGTTTTTCGATTCATTGATGGCATTTAATAATTCAATTGAATGTTCATATTCATTTTCTGTGATATTGGAATCATTTAACTGAATTAGGATCGTTTCATATGTTGGTGTTGTGTTATATGCTGTTATAAAGTCAATAATGTTTGTAAATAATAATTTTTCAGTATTGTCTAAAAAGTATTCATCTTTAAGGAATGGGAGAACCTTTTTAACATATTCTTCATTGTAAATTAGATTCTTTAGAATCGTCTGTTCTATTTTCATTCAGAACTCCAGTTGCATATTTTGATACACATGAGACTAAAATAGTACCAATATAATTTTTAAATTCGTCGTCATTATCCAGTTCTAATCCGTTGGAATCGACAACATCATAATTGAAATTTAAATAACATTGGTCGTTTTCTTCATCTTCATCAAATTCAACCTTTCCATACTGATATTTAACTCCAGAATACTTTTCATCTAAAAGTTCTATTGTAACAATTGAATCGTCCACGATAAACTTAAAATCAATATTTTCTTGAATATCTTCATACGTCATTTTCTACCTCCATTAATTTGTGTGCTGAAAGAGCATATTTATTATAGACAGCATCTTTGAATTCTTGGGAATTTAAAATGGGTGTCCAGAATTCAGAATTATTGGTGTCTTTTAAACGATATCTTTTTTCTTCAATTTCTCCAGTCTTGACGTTAACTCTAGAATACCACCCTTGCACCGGTTTGGTGCAAAAATTCAATTCTAATGCGATATCCATCAAACCAGACCATTTTGAAATGCCAGATTCGAATGAAACTAAAAACGGAAATTTTGATTTTTCTTTTACAAAGCGAGACTTTTCTATGTTAATTGTAAAATTAAATCCCGTTAATTCGGTGCCGTCCTTTTCTTGTGCCTTTGTTATAATAAACACCTGATTAGCAGCATAAATAACTGATGTTCCTCCTCCAACAACAGGTTTAGAGTATAATTCCATTGATTGATAAACGTGATTAACAATAATCAATGGAATATCTTTCATGGTGATATGGGGCGTAATAATACGAATTAGGCTGCGGATCGATTTTGCTCTACTTAAATCTGCTACAGATTTTTCGTCTATGGCATCATCCAATTCCTTTTTAGATGGTACTGCCCCCAAAGAATCTATTAAAATAAAAACTTTATCACCACGAGAAATTTGTTCCAATCTTTTAACAATGTCAAATTTTAGTTGTTCAACGTGTTCTACTGGAATATGGATTACTCTGTTGGTATCAATTTCATTTGATACCAAATATTCAGGAGTAATTCCAAATTCAGAATCATAAACTAGTGCAATTGCATCTGGATACTTATCAAAATAGGCTTTCATACAGTATAAACCTAATAAGGTTTTAAATGATTTTGATATTCCAGCAAATACGGTTATACCTGGAACAATTCCACCATCAAGATTACCTGAAAACGCCAAATTTAATATTGGCAAATTAGTTTTAATTACATCTTTAGTATTAAAGAAAGAAGATTCTGACAAAATTTCAGCGTGTTTTATTGTACCAGCTTTCATTATTTTATCTAATAAGTTACCCATATTATTTACCTTTTGACTTTTTAAGTTGACCACGAACAAATCCTTCGCCTGGACATTCATTACTTTTCTTATTGATTTGTCCATTATTCCACCACAACATACTACCAACAACCTTTCCTCCAATTTTTCCAGCATCACTACAATCTTTTAAAAAATTTTCTCTGGTCCTTTTAAACATTCCTAATTTTTCATCCCTACAACGTATTCCACCCAAACTTCCGTTTTCTTTTGCCCATCTGGTTTTATCTTCTTTTGAAGCTCCAAAAATGCCCAATTTCATATCTCTACTTATACTTCCACCTATTCTACCATTTTTTCTTTTGTCTTCCAATGGAATCGATGAGAATCCTATACCATTCTCATAATTTTTAATTGATTGTGCTGATCTGTCCCAATCACCAGAAAATATCCCACTTTTATTCTCACGGGTTTTCTTTCCACCGATTACACCACCCTTTTTTGACCAAATTACTTTAAGGTGTTTATATTTTGGATCATGTATTCCAATTTTTCTATGATAATTAGATCTACCTATTCGATATCCTACATCTGGATCACCATCATACCCACACTCAAATTTTAAATTTGCCCAATCATCAGATTCTACAATATTGTATTTTTTGGAAAAGTATAATCCCACTTTAGCCAATTCTTCTTCACTTTCAGTTTCAAATATTAAAATTGTTTTAATATCCTTTCCGTGAACTTTTAAATGTAGTTTCCAATATTTACCAGATCCGGTATATTTCTTATAATCATTTTTCTTGGTCATACACAGATATTTCAATTTTGTTTTTCTGTGTATTTTTATCATTAATTTGTAAGTTACTTTGTTTTTCATGTGTATCTCCGTGTACTGATTGTTTTAATGTGGGGAGTTACCCCACGTCAATATTTATACACGAAATTTACAAAGTAACTTACTCATAGTATTCCTCAGTGAAGTACACGATGTTGTGATGGTGAGTTTTCAATTTCCTCCATTTCATTATCCATATGATTTTCAAAATATGATTTTAGCAAATCATCTAAATCATATTCTTCAATAAGTTCATGATCCGAATCATACACATATGCGGTATTATGAATACAACTAAACATATTCTTAACTGTTAGAATTGTTTGTAACGTGCAACATGACGGACACGAATCAAAAATTTCTGTTGGTGTGACCAAAATCTTTTTGGTTCCAGAATAATCATCTAGATTCATAATTAGATGTGAATTGTACATAATTTCATCAGAATCTTCATCTTCCATATCTTCTATGGCATGGATCTCAATAATAATTGCTTCAATTTCAACGAAACTAAAATTCTTGATCGAGTCATCAACCTTTTTAGTTCTCTTTTTTGGTTTAGTTGTTTCCATATTTACCTCAGATAAAATCTTCTATATTAAAACTCTTTTCAATTTTCCACCCAATCACATTGGACAATGTTTTGACTGGTTCTTTGAATACCTTCTCAAACATTATATCATAGTCAACATACGTTGTCAAGTCAAATTCAACAGGCAGCTTATCAACAAATGCAATTACATTTTCCTTTAACTTATTGGGCATTTTCAGATAACAATACTTAATTTTGTCTCCATCTTTAATCAATTCATATTGTGATAATTTGTTATCCTTGACAAACTTATTATGTAATAATGCTCCACGAACATGTAGTGGAGTGCCTTTCTTATACAATGTCGTTGAGTCATAATATTTAGACACCCCATTAACGCCCCTTGGGAATGCAATCATTTCTACAGGAAAAGATTTGAATTCCTTATCAACTGTTGCAATATAATCAATCAATTCCGGTTCAGTTGAGTTGAGCATAATCTCAATACATTTCTTAATCTTATCCCTGATAACTTTTGGCGTAGAAGACTTGATAACTTCTAATCCGGTTACTTTGGTTTTTGGTTCAGAATAAATAACTCCTTCATTAGAATAAACACTTAATGCATATCTTTTCTTGGCTGTCCAAATACCTGCAGAACAAATCTTCTCAACCTTAAAATTAATCTTATTCTCATATGAATTTACATATGAACACAAATCTTCACATATAAAATTTACATATGGCTGAATCTTCTTATCAATAACCTTAATTAGAAATTCAATAATCTTGCTCTTATCCTGTTGAGCTTCCGGGGGATAAAACTTATTAACTAAATCAGAGAGATAAAATAATAATGAATCTGTGTCACATGCGATAACATAATCTTTATCCGTCTTGAGTAAATTGTTAAGATATTGATTTAAATACTTTTCTGCCCATTGAATCGAAAGTTGTCCTTCTAATGTAATTGCTTCGGCCAACCTTAAATCAAAAAACCTAAAATACTTGTTTGCTATTGAGCCGTATAGCGAATTCAAGAAGATCTTGATTGCCCATTGCATGGTATCAAATTTGGCAATCTGATATTTCAATTCTTCCACCTTTGCTTTATTAGTTTTCGATTTCTTTAATTTCTCACATTCAGCTTCTAGTCTTAACTTTTCCTTCTTGAAGATAACCCTTTGATTAAAATACTTTTCTACAATTTCTGGGAGAAATCCTTTCTTATCATTTTTGAAAAAATGACCATTTGCTGCGATCCCAACGTTGTTATCTTTCAATGCTGACAAATCTACAGTTTTATTCAATAATGAATTAACATTTGCGTTTTGAGATTTGATTTTATTAAGATCAGAATTATAGGATGTTACCAATGTTTCTGGACTAATATTCTTGCCCATAATAATAGATGGGTATAGTGAAGTTGCGTCTAATGAAACAACCCACCTATGCATACCTAAAATCGGATCTTTAACAAATGCTCCTTCATATGATCCATCATTATCATGTTCCGTCTGTGGAACTTGAATACCTTTTTGTTTTAGAAATCCATAAATTAATGAATCCCACATTCTAGTTTGTTTGAATACATCTTCATAATTTGATTTTGAAATGTATGCAAGCATTAAAGCCAGTTCAAATAGTTTACATTTCTTATCTAGATTTTCAACGAGTTCAACGTCTTTAATATTATATCTAATAAATTTGTCGAAATCTTCGGTATATAATTTATGAAGTGATCCGTCATATTCAACTTTCTTTTCATTGATTTCTAATTCACAGATGAAATCTAATTTATGTGATTCTCTAGAATTTCCTCCTGGAAAATGTTTCTTGTATAATTCAAGATAATCCAATTGGGATATACCAAAGATTTCTGTTTTCAGAGTTTCTTCATATCTACTGAATTTCTCATTAAATTCCTTTCTATTAGTTTGTTTAACAATATGCCAAGGAGATAACTTATTTACTTCTGACGAATCTAAAATTCGATTAAATCGGTTTACAATATAATTGATATCAAAATTTGATGACATCCAACCGGAGACGATATCAGGGTGGTTTTCGGACCAGATTTGAATAAATTTGGAAGCCAAATGTTCTTCTGAATTACAATTATAATAAATTACATTATCTGGAGCATCAAAATGACCACATGAAAATACATGATACTTGGGTTCATTTAGGAATTTTAATGTAATTGCTGTAATTGGTTGAAATGGATTTTCTGGTGATGAAAAACCACCTGTTTCTGGATCAGAATTAACTTCGATATCAACAATCGCTATTCTAATGTTTCCAATATCATATTCAATATCATTTGGAAATTGATCGGAAATATAACAATATTCGAATTTGGTGTTTCCATAGATTTTGAAATTCTCGACATTCTCATATTGTCGAATAAAATCTCGGGTTTCTTTAATATCGCCCGGTTCTAGTTCTTGAAGATAATCCCCATAAATCGTCTGATACGGGGATGTCGTTTTGGAAGGAATGTATAATTTCGGCCTATATGGAATTTTAGCCCGAATCTTCTTTGAGTTTTCTATTCCTGTGTAAAGAATATTATTACCATAAACTCTCGCATTGATGTAAAAATTCATTTCGTCTCCTAGATAAATGACCCCTTTGGAGGAACAACTAGACCAGATCCAAACATTGAATTATACTGGTTTTCTACCTCCAAGTCAACATCATATTTACAAATAACAAAAGAATCATGAAGAAATATTTCTCGACTCGATGAAGATTTTGCTAATTGTGGAAATGGCACAAACATTGCTTGTGTTTGTCCAGTTCGATTTGGAACAATTGCAACCTGAACTGGATTTTTATAATAATTTAGGGTTTCCATACTTTCAGCAACGATATCTTCACCAGTAACTAATTTTAGACCAACAATACTCATTTCTTATCCTCCTTCAAAACTTTAACATCTGTTTGTTTATGCTTTGGAACAATGACCAATCTTTCTTTATCAATATTTGATGATAATTTAAATTCAACATAATCAATATATTTCTTAATTTCCTGTTCATTCATTCCTGTTACATCAGCATTAACAATTACTTTATCATTTTCTTCCAATCTTAAGATTGAGATATCAACACCAGTATATGAAATGTATACTTTATGACCCTTATCTCTAATATATTCTACAAATGGATCATCTGCGATATCTTGTAATCTATTTACTGCTTGTTCTTCTGTTAAGCCATCGGTATTTACTTTAATGACAAGATCATCACCCGGCTTTAATGATAATCTATTGAATTCTACTTCACAATTATTTGACATATCTTATAACCTCTATTCCCATTTGTTCTAAAAAATTAGGTCCATCTGAACTTCTATATTCATTCATATAGATGAACTGTTTAATCTTCGCACCGAATATTAATTTGGCACATTGCATACAACACGCATGAGTACAAAATAATGTGGCACCTTCGGCAGATTCATGTGAAGAAGCCATTTTCATTAACATAGCTTCTTCAGCATGAGTAACAGTTTCTTTCGTTTTTAATGTATATCTTCCATTTTGATCTGAATATGGATACTTATCATTTAAGTCAAACCAATCAGTTATAATTTCATTTTCTGGTTTATATAACTTATATTCACATTCATTATCAAGACCTCTGGCATTACCATTCCAACTAAATGAGATTATGTTATCATTTTTAACTAAAACAGAACCAACCTTTAATCTCTTAGCTGATGATAATGCCGAAGTTCGAATGGCCACATCCATGTAAAAATCCATCATTTTCTTTTTCATAAGCTCAAAATCTCTGCTTTACATTCTTTCTTCCATGGATCAACTTCTGGTTTTTGTGCAGCCAATTCGTATGCAGACCAAGAAATATCTTCAATATACTTTTGTGGTGTTGATTCTTTTGTCAGAAGTCTCTTGAGAATTTCGAATTTAATTTTTCGAGACTTCTTTTCGTCTACCCAAATGGTATCTGAATAATTTGGATCATTTAGTTGTAGACGAACATCAACAACTCCGCGACCAAGTTTCTTGACAAATTGATCATGATTTGATCGAAATGCCCATGCGAAATCGACTCGATATTTATTGTTTTCTGGAACTACTGACGTTACAATTGTTACATCACGATTATTATAGTCATTACGTAGATAAAAATATTTTACGTTCATTTTGGTTCTCCTATACATATTTCATATTTTCTTTTAACATCCAAAATGTCTGTCTGTCTCCTGGGTTCTTTTTCACAGTAATATAAATCTTTCCATCAATTGTTTTTGTTGGAAAGCTATCTGCTGTGTAATATTGATCTTTATTTACAAGCGATTCAACTACTTTATAGAGTTGCTTAATTTTCTTTGGCTTCATAAAATCCTCCTTTGAAATGGAAGCTCATTATACCACATCTACACACAAAAGTAAAGGGGGGATTTTACTCCCCCCTGGTCACAGGTTATTTAATTGGAATTTGCCGAGCGAGTTTATGTTCTGGAATATTGTTTTTAAGTTTAATAAACAACATTCCTGATTTTAGTGATACGTCCTCAATTTCTACGGTTTCTGCCAGTGTAAATTCACGAATGAAATCTCTGGCAGCAATTCCTTGATGAATATAGGTTGTTTCATCATCTTTAATTTTTGACCCTTTGATGGTCAAATGAGCATTTTCAACTGAAACATCCAATTCAGATTTTTCAAATCCAGCCACGGCAATTTGAATTTCATAGTTATTTTCATCAATTTTAATAATGTTATATGGTGGATATGCCACACTTTTCCTATCTGATGAAGAGAATTTCATCAGTTCATCAAAAATCCTATCGAATCCTACTAGGAATGGATCGGAATAAAGTGATGGTAATGTGACGGTGTTGACTGATTTTAATTGTGGTAAAGTAGTCATAGTTTTATCTCCTGTTAAGCGAGTTAAAGTTATTTCCTATCCCGAAGGCATAGGGTTGAATCAGTTTTTAGTCATGATTCAGGACTATATAATTATTTATACGTCTTTCGCTTGTTTCCAATATTATATTTAGGACAAATTTCCCAATTATTTTTGTCGCCGTATTTTAAAATTCTTAGTTGAGAAACATCAACCTTATTTTCTTCGTAGTCTTTTCGGTTCAGAACTTTTAGTAATCCCCAATCCTCTAGTAATAGAGCAATTGCGTTTCTACGCTGAATATCCGATTCTGAAATTGTTGAAGGTTTCTTATCTAAAATGAAAAGTGATTTGTAATGGCAAATATAATACTTATTGCGCTTATGAAGAATATTACAAGAAGGAAAAAACTTCTTGTCCTTAAAAGATGCAATTCCGATCCGTTCTAATGTTTCTCGGACCTTAAGGAAATCATCCTCTTCTTCTAAAACCACTTCTACACCAATATCGTTCTGAATCATGAAATCATCTGTCATTATAGTTCTCCAAAAATTACATGTGTAAAGTCACACATTATTATTTATAAGTTTATATTTGTCCACCTTTTTCTACTTTGTCTCGAATATACTGCAAATCTTCTTTTGATAATAGTTTAATCACTTCCTTGGCCTTTTGATTAGAATACCCATAATATTCCTTTATAATCTCAATATCCTCTATCTCAGTCGTCTTTAACCATTTCTGAAACGGACGCTTATATTTCTTAATGGAATAAAAATAAAAATCATATTGCAATTTGTTATCTAATTGATGATTTCTATTCATTTCATCAACATAAAATATTACATCCATTTGTGCGGATAACGCCTTGTTAATAAGAAATGCTTTGTACTCCTTTTCTTCTAATTCGCTTTCTAGTTTATAATTATTATTGGATAATAATGATGGTATCGTGTCTTTAAATATATCCATTATTTAAATTCAACCTCAATCATCATTTCAGTGAAAAACGCCAATAATTGAATTGAAGGATCAGCAACAAAACTCGACTGATATTGATACTTTGCAATAATCAAAACTGCCGTTGGAATTGATGTTGGTTTTAGAAATTCTACCAATCCATCATATATCTTCCTATAGACAGACTCGATATCATTATCAAAATTATTGTTCACCCATTCTCGAACCTTGGCATAATTCTTATCCTTTAAGGAATCAATCAAATCCTTTAATTGCAGATTTCCAATCTGAGTCAAAATCCCCACATCAATGTTACCATTAACCGAATATCGTTGCAACTCATTTAATATCTTTCGGTAATCTGGAAAATATTTGGTGATTAATGATACAATAACTTCCTTGTTATATTCAACTCCTTCAGCCGTTAAAATTGAACAAACTCTCTTGTAAAACTGATTCATCAGACCCCGTTTTTCTTCTTTCGGAATCTTGAAATCAAATACTGCACACCGAGAATGGATCGGTCCAATAATCTTGTTAGGAAAATTACATGTCATCAAAAATGATGTGGTCTGACTAAATTCCTCAATTCCGCTGCGAAGTGCTGGCTGTAGAGATTGAGAATTCATATAATCGCTTTCATCGATTATAACTGCTTTTCTCCCACCACTTAAAGATACCGCAGATGCATAATTAGTAATTTTATTTCTGAACACATCAATTCCATTTTCAGAACTTCCATTAATAAAAATGTGATCACAACCAATTTCTTCACACAATGCTAATAATGTTGTGGTCTTCCCTGTTCCTGGCCCACCATGAAGAATTATGTTTGGAATTTCCTTTTTCTCAACATATGTTTTGAACGTATTTTTTAGTGCTTCTGGCAAAATACATTCGTCAATTGTTGTTGGTCTATACTTTTCAACCCATAAAAACTCTTTATTGTTCATCAATAATAAACCCATAATGTTTGATTTGTGGATGCATAAAAATTGCATATTTATCATCATGTTTCATGACAAACACCGGAGCATCAATATTTCCTGACTTATGAAAATACACATTATCATATCGTGGTTTAACTGCTCCACCGACTAATTTTGAATACTTATTCATCAAGGATAATTTAAGGATATCGTTGTCACATTTAACATGATCTAAATTATGCTTAATTACACTTTGTAGAATATCGATAACTTCATCTTTTTCATAAATGAAATCATCTTCTACTAATTCTTTCCTATCCAACCTTCTTTCAACTGTATCTCCTACTACAGTTGTAACCAGATATTTACAACACATCTTATCATCTTCATAGATGTTTTTTTGATAACCTGATATTTCATCAAACTTCATCAAATACTCCTTCATATAATGTTTGGAATTCTGAATTCTCAAGCACAACTTCAGAGTAATTATTTTGATGATAAGACTTCGCCAATTTCCTAAGAATCTTCTTGGGAATCTTAATGTCTTCAAATAATGAGTCAAGTGTCTCTTTCATAGCGGACTTTTGACTATCCATAATGGTCATGAGGTCCGACATTTCACGGATACCTGTCTTTAGCTTTGTAATTTCTTCATCTGAAAGTGTTCCAAATACTGACGCAATTGTTTTACTCATTTCTTTACCCTCTCACAAATAAAATAACTTTCCCCAACTCTAAACTCTTGTGCATGATCACAATTATATAAAATATTGTATCTGCCAATATGAAATCCAACCATTAACATAGCATATACAATAACAAATACTACCATTACAAAGATAAATGTGCTGATATATTTATTCATAGGTAGAATTAGTCTCCAAGCTGATCCAATATGTTAAATTTGTATTTTCAAACTTTGCAATTCCCTTGGCACAAATTTGAACGTTATAATCAGAAGGTATCATCTTCAAATTTTCGGTCTTGAAAACTAACTTGAACTTCTTATCAGACACAACATTCATCTTTACGGAATTTGTATGTGCAGAATCATTCTTGGCATCAAACGTGTTCATCACAACATTTTCACCATCTGATTCAACAGAAATGTGTGTAGAATTCAATACATTCGCAGAACGCATGATCCAGTTTAAATCGTCAATAGTCAAATTTAACTCAACATCAACTGATGGTAATTTTGGTCGCTTATCACCAGGAATTACTAACATACTCGGATCTGTCATTCGATACTTAATTGTTGACCTTCCGCCCAAACCTTTAATCAGAATATGTTTGGAGTCAAATTCTAATTCTGCTCCAGTCTTATATAAGGAAATAACTGATAACAGATTGTTTAAATCATAAATACCAAAATTAACTGGAATCGATTCTTCAATCTTTGCTACGGCTAAAATATTACCTTGTAACGATTTTGTTGATAATTCATTTCCTTCTGTGAAGTATAATCCTTGATTAATCGTTGCAAAATTCTTGAGAATAGCCAAAGTTTCATTACTTAATTTCATACAAGTCTCCTAAATATTTGTACCGTTCCATTATAACACGTTTCTCTTCTTTTGTCAACTCTGGAACTTTTTCAACCACTTTTGGTAATGGTCCTAAAGAATCTGTTGGTTTATTAAAATTAAAATTAAAATATCCTTGTTTATCTTCGGTGAAATCAACACCTTCGCCCCAATCTGCTTTTGCATAAATATCATCTACTGTACATTTACTCCATAATGTTTCTGTGGGTTTATTCTCTTCCCACATTTCAACTCGTCTTTCTAATGTAACAATCGCTTCCTTAATATCCTTTTCAATATCCTTATGTCCTCTCCCACCAGCAACCAATAACTTCTTAATTGCATGACCAATCGCTTGATCAGATACTCCAAATAAATCTAATACTCGATATACATCAATATATTCATATGGACAATGCTTATAATAATGTGGATACTTTTCTCTACTCATTTACTTCTCCTAATTATAATAATATTTCAATGGCCACTTATAAAATTTAAGATTTTCATAATCAATTATATGAGTATATAATCCCGAATAATATGTTGGAAGCTTTTCATATTCTTCCTTAGTTAATAAACAATCCACATTTTCATTACCATTATCATCATAATTAAACCAAACTCGGTCTTCTGATAAAACATTTTCCACATAATCGTGTAAGGAAGCAGTATTGTATATACTATAATTTATAATTCTAACCTTAAGTAAGGAACAATATTTCAATTCTTCATATAATTCTTCAATATTTATTTCATTTTCTCTACTCATTTACTTCACCATACTATTTTGGTTTATATTCACCCATTTTGGTGCCCCGAGAGAGATTTGAACTCCCGACCTGCCGATTATGAGTCGGCTGCTCTAACCAACTGAGCTATCGGGGCATATTTTGCACCCCCACCAGGAATTGAACCCGGACTATGAGAGTAGAAATCTCATGTGCATCCGTTACACTACAGGGGCATAATTCTACTGTTGCTAAATATTATATCACATCATCTTTAAGTTGTCAACACCATGAATAAATTTATTAAAATCATCCAAGAAATTTCACACCCAAACAAATATACTAAATGGTACATCAATATTATAAACAATCCTGATTTATCAGATAAAACCGAAAATCACCACATCGTCCCTGATTGTTTATTTATAAACCGTACTCGCAAAGGTCCACCAGGATTTGTTGACGATAATCCAAATGACCCAGAAAATATTGTAAAATTATCATTACGACAACACTTCATTGTTCATATGCTATTACCAAAAATGATAATAGATAAAAATTATGGCTTCCGTCTTACCTCCGCAATTGCAAAATTAATGAATAATACAGTAAACTCAAGAACTTATAAAACTGCTAAAAAATTTCTAACTAATTATAGTTATGCTAAAACTGACGAATCCCGTGAACGCGCCTCCAAATTCATGACAGAATATTATTCTTCTGAAGAAGGTAGAGATTTCCTAGATAAAAAAGCCGAAATCCAACGAACAACTATGGTCGGTGAAGGAAATCCAATGTTCGGCAAAGAATCTGGGTTTAAAAATAAATCACACTCCGAAGAATTTAAAACAAAATTGAAAAATAAAACTGGTGAAAATCATCATAGAACAAATGTTCCTGGTAGAACAAAAGAATATGAAATTACAACTCCTACTGGCGAAACCTTTATTGTAAATAATCTATCTAAATTTTGCAAGGAAAACGATTTGAATATTAGTGGTATGTCAGAAGTTGCTTCAGGAAAAAGATCCAATCATAGAAATTATAAATGTAAATTGATACCAAAACCACTAGCAATCCTTATTGATCCAGATAAAACTGAACATACTGTATTCCAACTAAAAGATTTCTGTAAAGAACATGATCTATATTATCAATGTATTATTCATGTATTAAATGGTAATAAACCACAACATAAAGGTTGGACCGGCTACAGATTATAACCAGTCCATTTCCTTTTACATTTCCCCAACATGAGCAGCAATGGCCGGTAACGATCCTTGATACATGTAATATCCACAATGATTAAGTGTGACAAATGGTGCCATCCAAACTTGAATTCCTATGGCCCGACATTCTTGACACCACATATAATCTTCCGACAAAAGCCGATTCGATTCTGGATCAATAAAAACATTAAAAAAGGAACAAATCTGTCTACTAGAATTGAAGTGCTCGCTCTGGTGATCCGGCCTATACATATATTGTGGATAGGCCGCTTGATATTTTTCAAATACTTCACGTTTTACAAGCATAAAACCGGTACCAACTTCCATAACTTCGATTGGTTCTGAAACTGAAAATTTTTCCATACCAGCAACCGGATTAAAAACGATATCACCAGCAATTTTTTCATATTCAGAAGTTGGGAGAGTCGGATTTTTTTCTGTGGCT